TGGTGCAAGGATGGGCCACGGTAAAGGATACTATGATAAGTTGCTGGAGAATGCTCGACAGGATACACCATTAGTGGCCTTGGCATTTGAATGTCAAATGTTTGAAGAGATCCCAGTAGCACCTCATGATGTTTATATGGATAAGATTATTACAGAACGGAATATATATGAAAATGTCTAAGCCAAACCATCCAGATTGGACTCTTGACTTTGAAGAAGTATTTGATGCAGTAGCTCGTGATATGAATGAGGGATTCTGTATCAATGTGGATTGTGGGGCTAGTAGCCTTGGTATTGAACCAGATGCTCAAGAACGTAGATGTGATGTCTGTCAGGAGTTTACTTTGTACGGAGCAGAACAGGTCTTAATAATAATGGACAATAATGAAGTTAAATAATGAAGTTAAATAAAGAAGACATAGTAATTATTACAATTAAACTGCTTGTGACTTTTGTTTTTGTGTGGGTTATAAGTGTATTAATATCAGGATGATATTTTTTTCATTATATGGAGATATATGTGTTTACTGCATTAGTTCTATCAATTGTCTTGGCAAATCAACCGAAAGAAATGACCTTACAAGAGGTAGCTCAAGTCAGAGTCCAGTATATGGCCGATAAAAATTACAGGTGGCATCCTCCTTATTCAGTCTGTAGTCCGTGGAAACATGGAGCCAGATTTGAAGGATGTGGATGGGGACGCAAAGGTCGAAATCCTAAAACATTAGGCACCTGTACACCAAGAAGAAGAATGAAGTTAGTAGCAGATGCAGTTGCTATTGGAAAATATGGAACTTATCGTTTAAGATTATGGAGATAATTTAACTAGAGGATATGTTTATTTTTACTGAAATTTTAAGCATATCCTCCCTTTTTTTGTGTTAAAATCTCGTATTTAGGGTATAATAATAGGGATATAAATATTCTCAAAAAGAAAAAGACTTATTATGATTTTTTTTGAAGATGAAGATGAAATAGATAAAGATATTGAAAAGTTTTTCGAAAAATTTGATAAGGAAATTTATTCTATTATTGAAGACGAAAAAATTAAAATAGCTTTTATTAAATGGGTACAGTTTTTGGTTGATTCAGAGCAACAATTGAGATATAATGATGATGATGAATATAAAACAAGGGATTTCTTTGCATTACATGGTATTGAAATGACCCCAAGTCAGGTTAGAGATTTAATTGCAGCGGTAGATGGTATACTGAATGCATTAGATTTCTTCAGAAATAGGAATATGACAAATGATGACGACATTGGATTGGATAGCGAAGAGATTTGAAGGTATGGATATCAGTGACTTAAATGATGTTGAGCGTGAAATTGTTGATAGACTAATAGATGAAGGATATTTATACGGAGAAGCTGTTTTTTCTGAAGAGGAAAACCAAGTCCTATATTATGAATTAATTTATCAGCAAAATACAGAGTACTGTCCATCCTAATCTATAAAGATTGGAGAATAAATGAGCGACCAAAATCAAATTAGACACGAAATGGATTTAGTTATAAATGAATTAAATGCTAAAGGTGTAAAGTTTAACTCTAAAGAGAATGAAGTAACAGGACTGGGTGATGCATTAGAGGAAACTCTTACGAGGTTTGGAATTACCGAGGAAAGATTTAAAAATTGGTTTGGATTACAAGAATGTAATTGTTCCAAACGAAAAAAATATCTGAACAATCTTTTTTCATGGAAAAAAAATAAATCTTAAAAAGGAAATAAAGTGTTGAAGAATCCTAAAAAACCTAAGAAGACAATTAATAAAAAAAATACACCAGAAAAAGTATACAAGAATATAGATTCTGAATTGTTGCATGAATTTATTTCTAACAATGTATCTGAAAATATTCTTAAAAATAAATTCAAAATAGACGCTAAAAATGTTTTTCAGGATAATTTCAGAATAAATGTCTGGACTTTACATACTGAGGAAGATAAAGTAGTACCTACTATTAATTTAAGCGAGTCTTTCTTTGTAGAGTTAACTGACAGTGGAGAAATTATAGATTTAACTATTAGAAAGGGTTAATATGGAATTTCATGAGGCAGCAAGATTTAGCCCGGAAGGCAAACAAAAAGTTGCATTTATAGATATTGATGAAACAATTTGTTTTTATTCTGGTGAACGTCGCTATGATTTATCAGAACCAAGTCATGATAATATAGCAAAAATTAATAATCTATATGATGAGGGATGGAAAATTATTTATTGGACAGCTCGTGGTTCAACTTCTGGCAAGAATTATCGCAATCACACATTGACTCAATTGAACAGTTGGGGTTGTAAGTTTCATGAGTTAAAAGTTGGTGATGAAAAGCCACATTTTGATCTTGTTGTTGATGACAAGGCTAAACGTATTGAGGAGTTGTAAGGTGCCAACGCATAAGTTAATTGAGAAGCCTTGGGGGTATTATATTGATATTTATCGACCAGAGCATAAAAAAGTTGTATTTAAAAGAATTATAGTAGATCCCGACCAGCAATTATCCGAACAATACCATAAAGAACGTATGGAATTTTGGTTCATTGCATCGGGAGAAGGTATAATTACTATCGATAATTGGGAGATGGTTGTTGCTGAAGGTGATCATGTTGTTATTTTACCGACTGAAAAGCATACAGTTAAGAATACTGGAGATAAAGCTCTTGAAATTTATGAATTACAAGGGGGAAAATGTGATGAAGGGGACATTGTAAGACTTTCAGATAAATATGGACGATAATAATTAAATAGAAAGAGGAATTATGACTAATCAACAAGAGCCTAAAAAGAGTTATAAAGGTGAATTTAGATGTTTACAGTTTTCATTACTGATTATGATCTTTGTAAATCTCTATCTATTCTTACAAAGGTGTGACGACAAGTATGTTAACCAGCAATCCTTACGTAAAGGAAATGAACAGATTTATGAAGAGCTTACTAAGTCTACCAACTTGATATTGTTTAACACAGACTTGATGATGAGATTTTCCCATTATCAAAACAATCATAACCCAGAAGTCAAACAAGAGAAACTTTGTCCTGAATGTTCTTCACCGGATCGCATTGAACAGGAAATAGATCCAGCTTGGATAGATTTACCCGAAGATGAAGAAACAGTTTATCAATTAGAAGATGCGGTGTTTGATAATAAGGAAATTTTAACACAAATTCAACGACTAACCGGTAGTCTGACTAACCAACATCATAAGCTTAAATACACGTTATTAAAAATGAAATATGGTAATTCAGATGAGGAAGAGCTTCAAGAAGACAAGCCTCAACGACGACATGTTAATCCAAATTCAATATTAGCAACATTTGAACAAAAATTGCAAGATAAGGACGGCACAGATGGCTTAGGAGATTTCTGTGAAGCCATTGAATCAAATATTAGACCAGATCTCCATACTAAATTAGCACCTCTTGTGGCGGCTATTAGGTATGCAGAAAATGGTGCTGAAGGTAGAGAGTATGGTATTTTACATCCCGATGTAGATCCTACATATAGGTCTCAGGCTGGTTGGTGTGCTGCCACTGTACAAAAAAATTGGGATAGATATGAGCAACACGGTGGAGATACTGAAAATATTCAGGAATATATTAATTTTTTAGGGAATGTTTACTGTCCTTTAGATGATTCCCGTGATATAACTGGTTTAAATCAATATTGGCAAAAAAATGTTACTACATTTTATGAAGATTTTTCAGAATAACCCTTTACATTGCCAATGAATTAACTATAATATTACTTGGGGAGTGTAGTGTAAGGGATAACATAAATGTCTTCTAAACATTTGATTCCAGTTCGAATCTGGGCATTCCCACTATTTTAGGTTTATAATGGATTTATAGGAAGAGTCTTTGCTTATGTTTTTGAGTACAATTAATAATTCTATTGAAGATTGTGATCTCATAGAGGATTACTGTCCTGAACACACATTGTGGTGGGAGGAAGAGAATTTTGATGTTATTGAAACGTACAATGTTAGCGACCAACAGCTCGCAGAGTTTGATTGGGAAGACGAATGAAGTGTATAAACCAAGTGTAAACAATTTTTTAAACACTTGGGAGTTTATGATGAATACTAACGATACCGGCACCAAGTTGGTATATTTGAGTATGATATTCGCAATAGGTGTAATCTCAGCTTACGATAATACTTTAAGTTTTATCCATGCAGAGTATTTACACCAAACAGAGCAAAACCCTATGGGGATTTATATAATTAACAAATATGGTGTTTATGGCTTTATTAAAGCTAAAATGATTGGCACAATATTATCTGTGCTGTTAATGTGTTTTTTAGTTAAAAATAAATTCAGGGTAGTTATACCTTTTATTTTCTTTTTTCAGTTGTGGCTCTTCTATTATGTGACATATTCGGGAGGTCCATCTGCTGGAGATTTTCGAGCAAATGTATTTAAATCAGTTATAGAATTTTATTATCAGTATTGGACATCATGAAAGAATTTTTCGATAGAAAAAATCAAGTAACTATATTGGTTACGGCAATAGCAACTAATTTATTTTGGGTTGTAACTGCTGCTAATAATCCACCTGAACAAAATTTAACTACAAGTGCTGTAGTTGAAGAAGTTTATGATGGTGACACAGTAGTGGTCAGTATTCAGAAACAAATTCGTGTACGAATGCTTGATTGTTGGGCACCAGAGGTGCGAACCAAGGATATAGAAGAAAAGGAACTTGGTTTAAAATCTAAAGAATATCTAAAGTCTCTACTGACTAAAGACGATAAACTAATTATAGAAATCCCTATGACACATAGAATTCAAGATTCCTTTACTTTTGGACGAATTCTAGCATATCTATGGAAGGATATTGATGGGGATGGAAAATTAGAAAATGTATCAGAAGTTATGGTACAGGAAGGTTTCGCTACTAAGACCAAGAAAGGTAAGTAAATGAGAAACTTTGTTTTTGCGTTGTGTTGTGTTGTTGGATCGACAGTTATTGCTGGTGACAAGGAATGTTCGGAGCTATGTTTAGAGCCATATCCAGATCCAGAATTTTCAGTGATGGTTTATCCATCAGATTGTTGTGGACCACGAGTTAGGAGATTCCATTGTATTGCTCCATGCGATATCTTTAGGGCGACAGGAGACTATATGTACAATACTACTTCTGGTATAGTACATGGAATTGGTTCTGCTATAGCGGCACCATTTAAGACTCCTGTTTGTCTTCCAGAGCCTCGCACTTATGAATACCGACGACCACGTTGGTATTACCGTCCCGGATTTTATCGCCGTATTAGATAGTTAAAGGAGTTGAGCCGGGCTTCGGCCCGGCTTTTGATTATGACAGATAAAAGATTTGATAATAGAACTAAGAGTACCTTTAAAAAGGACATCAAGTTCAGTACAATGGTTGAGAAATATTTTTTCAATAAATGGGTTTCTATTTGCAATAGTCGCCCTGATATTGTATTATCTAACGTAAGAGATAATGGTGTTGGTAATGATGGCGAATATGTAGAGACAGGCACCAATACTACTGGTGCTGACTTCATGGTTGATATCGATGCTATTAAAGACTTACCTTTAGAAATGAAATGGGTTCCAACAGCAGGCAAATTTACATTAAAAGTAAATGATCTAAAAGCATATATCAAAGAAAAAGCAGCAATATTATTTATTTATAATTCTGTAAATTGTGGTACAAACCTTAGAAAACCAAAAGATTATAATTTAGAAAACTATATCGAGCTGATTGAATCAAAAGCGAATCAACTAAAATGGGGAATTATGTGGCCTGATACAGTAGATGTATTCTTACAGACAAATATGGATATAGGAAATATCCAGAAGATTCCATATATGGGAGGAAAACCCGGAATCATTTTAAAACAACAAGATTTTGATTTATGGTTTAAACAAGAACAATTTTAATGGGGGCGAAAGGCATTGACTGGTAATTAGAGATAATAACTGCATGTACGGGTTGACCGAAAGGCCCGTTAAAAATTCGGTCAAAACTTAACTGCTAAAACTAATAGTTTTGCACTCGCCGTATAACGGCAGGAGTTGTCTGTCGCTCTGGTAACCAAAGACAGGCATAAGTAATATAGGCAAGGGATCTCTCTTAGAGAGCAAACATGTGGATGAAGTTATTATTTAGATTATACAGGACGCGATTTCGATTATCGCCGCCTCCACTTATTTTTCTCGCCATCTCCACCAATGTGTCTCATTTAAACTAATAGAATTGATTAATATGCCAAAGCCAGAAAAGATACAAAGAATAATTGATCAATATATTATGATAATGATATTTGGGTTGGGTATTGGTATTACATTTACTTTTATTATTTGTGGCATTGCATTGGTAATTACTTATTTATACGCTTGACAGGAGAGTTTATGACTAAAGGATTTAAGGTTAGTATTGAAGATTGGACAGTTCAGCTAAAACCAAAAATCAAAAAGATGGTTATATCTAAAGATTCTCAAGAAATAAAGAGAATACCTATTGATAAGTTTGAGCAAGATGGTATGATATTGTTTCCTAAGAAACTTTACAAGACTATAACGGGGAGTTTAAGGAACTCTAATACTTACGATAGACTCATGGATAGATTCTACGAATACTTAGATGGAGAAACATAGGATGTACTGTCTTGGAAATTGTTATTGTTGGGCTTATATTCTTAAACTACGATATGGTGGAAAAATTTTTACTCATGGTTCTGAATTAGGTGCTAAAGGTAGAGAAATAGAGCATTATATGTTAAGAGATAGGAATGGTACTGTAAGACATTTTAAAAGAGTTTTCGATTTCTTACCTGAGCCTTTGTGTTACTATTGTTTTATTGGTAAGATTGAACAATCTGGTAAAAGAAAGAAGAAAAAATGAAAATAGCAATAGTGTCGGGATATTTTAATCCTTTACATATTGGACATTTAGATTATCTTGAAGCAGCCAAAAAAATATCCGATAAACTAATTGTTATTATAAACAGTGATTATCAAGTAAATCTAAAGGGTAGTACCCCATTCATGGATGAAGAAGATAGAGTTAGAATTGTTTCTGCCTTACGATGTGTTAATAAAGCTGTTTTATCTCGCGATAAAGATTCCAGCGTTATAGAAACATTAAAGCATGTTGTAATTCAAAACCAAGCTAATGGTAGGAATACATTTATCTTTTGTAATGGTGGAGATAGGGGTAATAACAACACTCCTGAAGAAGAATTTTGTTCTAATAATAATAATCAATTGACCAGTCTATATAATGTTGGTGGTGGTAAGAAAGAATCATCAAGTACTCTGATTCATAATGCGGCGAAGAAAAATGCGGCAGTTCATGATGAAATTAAAAAAGTTGATAAAGTTTTAAGAAAGTTTGGAGTATGATTTTAAAAAAATGGGACTTACGATTTCTTGAAATGGCAAAATTAGTTGGAAGTTGGTCAAAAGATCCTTCTACTCAAGTTGGTACTGTGATTATTGATCAGGAACGTCGCGTTATTTCAGTTGGATTTAATGGATTTCCCAGAGGAATAAAAGATGACGAGAGGTTGAATCGTAGAGATGAGAAACTTGGCATTATTATTCACGCTGAAGAGAATGCTATCTTAACAGCGAAGAGGGATTTGACTGGGTGTAGTATTTATACTTGGCCAATGCCACCCTGTTCAAAATGTTGTTCTAAAATTATTCAGTCGGGGATATCAAGAATTGTAGCACCCGTAAATACATTTGATAGATGGAAAGATAGTATTGAGATTACTACTAAAATGTGCCAAGAAGCAGAGATTTCATTTATCACATATGAATTGAATCGTATCTACCATCATCTATATAATCAATAGCATCTCCATAAACAGCATTAATTTCATAATCTAAGCAAAAGGCCCGATTGAACAAAGAATTGAGTGGTAGACTATGTTGTCTTACCCAATTGTCTAAGATTAAACAAAAGGAACTAATATGATTTTTGCTAACGCAAATGTTAAAGATTGTCATATTTATACTTATCCTTTTTTGCCTTGTTCTGTATGTACTGGTATGATCATCCAAGCAGGTATTAAAAGAGTGGTTAGTGTTAAAAATAAAAATCCAAGATGGAAAGAGGACTTTAATGTCTCTCGTCAGATGTTTAAAGAAGCAGAAATATGTGTTATTGAATACGATGAATAATGTACCACCCTATCTATAATGATCGACAAATTTATTAAATTACAGATAATCTTTGATAAAGTATTTGACTTTATCGCTTTACAACACTATAATAAGTGTGTCTACTTAATAAGGAGAAGAAAATGCCTAGTGAACGAGAGATGGCGGAAGCCCACCTGTTGAATGTACAACGAGAAATTCAAGTAATTGACCAGAAGATTGCTGAATTAAATTCAGAAAAAGAAAGAATGGTTGAATACTTAAATGAAGGATTACAGACCTTGCAAGCTGACCAAACAAATGAGGAGGTAGTTGAAGGTGCTGAATCTTAATAAGAATTCCCACTGTGGGAGTTTGTTTTAATGTTTTTTGTTAGGAGAGTTAAGATGGATAGAAGCGATTTTTATGAAACACTGAACAATCTTCCTCAGTGTTATCGTTGGGGTATGGAAGATTCAACTATTACTGCCACGAAGACTCGTGGTAATGATAGGGGTGAAACTTTTAATCCTGTTACTGCTGTTGCTCACAAGAAGGGTCTTGGGACTTTTAGTAATAACAAAAAGGAAACCTTGAAGGCTGGTTCAGCTCTTGGTCTTCCTCGAAGTTTTACTCAACATGTTTATGATGCAACACATAGCCGTACCAATCGTGGTAATGCTCAAGTTGTACGTGGTAGAATCTTGTCGAATGTTAACAGCCGTTAGATTGATTAGGAGAGCTAGGAATGAATGTAAATTGTTTTAATGGTTGTGGACGATTAACCCGTGATGCTGAGTATTCTCAAACTCAGAAGGGTGTTGCAATGTCCAAATTCCGAATAGCTATTAATAGTTATCGCGGACAAGAAGAAGAAACTACCTTCCTAAACGTGTTGTGTTTTGGTAAGATGGCAGAGAATCTGAATGATAAGTTGACTAAGGGTCGTATTGTTTCAGTTCTTGGTCCTCTTAAGGTGGAAGAATATGAAGATAGCGAAAGTAATAAGCGTACTTCGTGTAGTATTTTTGCTGATAAAATTTCTTTAGGACCAAATCCTAATTAAATTTGCATGAGTTGCCGGATCTCATCAAAACCGGCTTTTAGGATATAAAAATGACAACGCATTGGGATAAAGTAGTTGATCAAACCTCTATTATTTTTACAGTTGGTTGTATCATTTTAAGTGTTTTGTATGGTTTTGGTGTACTATCTATTAGAAAACCAAACTTTAGTGAAATAACAATTGCAGAATTTGAAACTGAAGTACCTCAAAGCACTATTGTTGTCACAAATATTGAATCTGAGTCTAAGTCTAAACCTAAACGTAAGACTACTTCCAAGAAAAGAAAAGTCAAAAAGAAGAAAAAACCTTCTAAACTACAACAAGATTGTATTTTGACTTTAACATCCTTGGGAGAAAAGAAGACTCAAGCGAAAAAAATTGTTGATAATATTTTCAAAAATAATACTATAACATCTTTAGAACATTTTTTAGGAGTTGTTTATGCCAATCCCAAATAAAAAAGAAAATGAAAAACCTAATGAATTTATGTCACGTTGTATGAGCGATAGTAATATGAAAGAGGAATACCCAGTTAATAAACAGAGGACCGCTGTTTGTTTAAGTAAAGCTGCTGAATCTCTTGATTATATGGAAGCCGCTGACTTTAGCTTCTCATATGAAGCATATGGGTTTGAAGAAGAAATCAATGAACACAATTTTGTAATTCCTGTAGAAGCGGATTATAATAATCTAGACCCACAAACATATTATTATCTCATGGTTGATATTAATGATGATAATAATGAAGTATTAGAGTGGGATATAGCGATTGAAAAACCGGGTCTTTGGGAAAATATTCGTAAGAAGAAGGAACGTGAAGGTAAGAAGTATAAGCCAGCTAAACCCGGAGATCCTGATCGTCCAGATCCAGAATCTTACAAAAAAGCTCAGGAATCAGTAGCACATAAAGCTGGGCCAATGCAGGATTATGTATTTGATTCTAAGGAAGCTGCTGAAAAAATGGCTGAGAAGATTGGTCTATCTGGTGTTCATTCTCACAAGAGTGGAGATAATAAAACATTATGGATGCCCGGTAAAAATATGAAGGAATTCCAAGGTTGGTACAAAAAGCATGGAGGAGAAGATAGCAAGGGTAGTTTTAAATATAAAGATCCTAAAACTGGTGAAGTATATGAGTACGAAAGAAAAGGTATTTACAAAAAAAGCGGTAGAACACTAATTCCAGTTCGTGCATCGGAATATCAAGGTAGAAAGGTTAAGCTAAATAAGCCTTTTAGAACTCCAGATGGTCCCAAGAAGTTTTCAGTCTATGTTAAGAATGAAAAGGGCAATGTAGTTAAGGTAAACTTTGGTGATCCTAATATGGAGATCAAGAAAGATAATCCTGCACGACGAAAAAGTTTTAGAGCGAGACATAAATGTGATACTCCGGGTCCAAAATGGAAAGCTCGGTATTGGTCTTGTAAAAAATGGTAGATATTACATATAATTTGATTTTTACAGAGCGGTAAGACATAAGTTTTGCCGCTCATTACCGTTATGTGAAGATGAAATCCATGTAATATCAGCAAAGGCAAATAGAATCAAATCTGATGCCACTGTTGATGAATTAGGAAAGGTTTACGAATGGCTGAACACGAAAACAAAGTAGAACTGATTGGGTATTATGGTAGCGACAAAACTCATTGTTTGTCCGCTTGGACATCCACCAGTAGAGATCTTACTGACGATAAGCGTGATAGGATGGGTGGTCTTCTTAATATGCTGGCAAAAGAAGGGCACCATACTCCATTCGAGAAATCTTCTTTCCATTTCTTGGTTACTACAGATATTGCTTCACATATTCATATCCTAAAACATAGGGTAGGTGTGAGTGTTAATGCTGAATCTGCTCGTTATAAGGAGTTGAAGGAAGATAAGTATTACCTGCCGGAAGATTGGGACGCTGTTGAAGTTTCACAAGATTTTGTGTGGGGGGATCATGGATCTGTTGTTGCACTAAAACATGAAAAATGGATTGATATTTTAGAAAAATACACACAACAAGGAAATACTCTTTACCATGCTTGCATGGCAGACCTTGAACCAGTCATAGGACGCAAACGAGCAAAAGAATCAGCCAGATTTTTTAAAACGTACAACAGTCAAATTACTGCTGATGTAATGTTTAACTGGAGGTCGTTTGCACATTTCTTAAATCTTCGAAATAAACCGCATGCACAATTGGAAATCAGAGAAATAAGTGCTACAATGCTGGACCTTGTTAAAAATATCGAAGGTAACCCATTCAAGCTAACTTTGGAGGCATTTAATTTATAATATTGATTGAAATGTGTATAATCTAATAGAAATCTTACGAATTTCACATACTGGTTAAACACAGGAGATATCAATGAAATCCAGAGTCAATGTAGAAGATTTTGTCGGTTATAAAGTAGGGTCTTTAGAAGTAATTAAATTTATAGAAGAAAAATGGGTGGAGTCTGGTAAAAGATATGATCACTACTATTTATGTCGATGTTCCTGCGGTGAGGAACAAGTGTTTATTAGACGGGTACTTATGTCGCCTGCTGTTAAGAAGAGAGATACTATAACGTGCAAAAAATGTAGGGTAACTAATCTTCTTGGTAATAAAAATGGTTTGAAATATCAAGATGATTTAGATAGACACATTGCCATCGTCTTCTCAAATTATAGGAGTAAGTGTAAAAGTAAATCTTGGTCCTTCGATTTATCGTTTGATCAATTTAAAGATCTGGTCACAAAAGAATGTTGGTATTGTGGTCTACCGCCAAACAACTGTAGATCAGACAGAATAGGAGATAAGAGTTTTTCAAGAAAGGCATTGTCTGGCATCGACAGGATAGATAGCGATAAAGGATATCTAATTTCTAATTGTAGATCCTGTTGCGAGGATTGTAATTTAGCAAAAAGAAGACTATCAGAAGATAACTTCTTAAGTTTAGTAAAAAGAATATATGAAAGGCATTTGGACTATGAGTAATTATCGTGAAACAGCACTGGATTCTTTGTATCACCAAGCTATCACCGACAAGGTAAAGGCTGAAGCAAGTCTATATATGTTACTGGATCATCCTGCGGGCATTGGTGACCATAGTACAGGAGATCTACATAATAACCTACAGGAATCCTTAGCGAGTTTAGCAGACGCTGAAGATAGGTTGGAGACACTTAAGAGATTCAGAAACAAAACTGATGGAGGGCTTTCTCTTCGTGATAATGATAAAGGGTGATAATATGCTAACTTGGTATACAACGGCAGAATGGATTGCCTTACAATTTCATAAAAAAGATTTAGAAGATTTAACTGAAATTGAAAGTAATATTGCCAAAAAATTGATCCAAGAAGGATATTTAGACGATAGAATAATTAGTAAGACTGATGGTACACAAAGACATAAGTTATTTTATAGCCATAATGTGCCACGCGAATAAGGAAATGATGTATGAAAATTAATATCATCGGACCTATTAATCAATTAGGATACGGTATTGCTTCATTAAATATAGTAAAAGAATTTAATAAAATTGCTGATGTAGCACTGTGGCCTATTGGAGAAATTCAGTGCAGTAATCTTGGGGATTTTGAAATATGTAAAGAACTTGCTAACAATATGAATAAGTCAGGTTTTGAGGATGCTCCGGTCTTAAAGATCTGGCACCAGCATGATATGAGAATGCCAGAAGGATTGACTGGTAAAAAGATTGGATTTCCTATCTTTGAGTTGGATATATTTACAGACCAAGAAGTTAATGAATTAAATTCAGTTGATCATCTTATAGTGTGTTCAGAGTGGGCTAAAGGAATTGTTGAGCAGAATGGTATCACCGTAACTACTAACGTTGCACCGCTTGGTGTAGATTTAGATATATTTGTCCCAACCAAAGTAGATCAGGATAGAAGTAAAACTATTTTCTTTAACTGTGGTAAATGGGAAGTTCGTAAAGGTCATGATATCCTAATAAAAGCTTGGGATATGATAGATCAAGATAATGTTGAATTATGGATGATGTGTGAAAATCCTTTTAATTCTCTCAATGAGGCGAATTATTGGAGAAATTTATATGATCGCCCTAATGTTAAACTTATACCACGAGTCAACACGCAGTTAGATGTGTATAATATTATGACTGAAGTGGATTGTGGAGTATTCCCATCTAGGGCAGAAGGATGGAATTTAGAGTTATTGGAGTTGATGGCATGTGGAAAGCATGTTATAACTACAGATTATTCAGCTCATACTGAATTTTGTACTAAAGAAAACTCTGATTTGATCCCGATAAGTAGTATGGAACCTGCATTTGATGATAAATGGTTCTTTGGTCAAGGTAGTTGGGCTAAAATAGAAGACTCTACTATAGCTATATTAGCTGAATATATGGAAAACTTTTCATCGTCACGTCAGAATAAGATTAATCAAGCCGGTATAGAAACTTCTAAAAAATTTACTTGGTCACATACAGTACAAGAAATCATAAAATATGTTTAAACTTATAAAAAATTATTTTAATTCTAATACACAGTCTGAAGAACAAATAGAAGAGGATACAGAAAATGGTCAACCTCTATTAAGTATCAATTTTATGTTGACTACAGAAGGAATTCTTTTTATTGATTTGGAAAATATAACTAGGAAGATAGAAGCTAATGAATTAGCCGCAGCAATCAATTACATAAGCTCTTATAAAGGGCAACTGGATGTTTTAGAGATAATCCAGACAAATTTATTAGACTCTGATCAAGAAGAATTGTATAATGATTTTGTTAAACATTTTGCAGAACTAAAAATTAATGAGGCTTCATTATTAAATGAAAGAAAGGAAGAGGATAGTACTCCATATATAAATCCTTCTGAAATGTTACCATGAAAGGTGATAATTATGTCTACAAAAAATAAAATCGGCTGGCAAAAATATGAGGATCTTTTAGAGAAACAAATAAATTCACCTTTAATAGATATGGTAGCCGCCTCAATATTAAAGCCTATTTTTATAAACAAAGAGATGGACTATCCTCCCGAATATCAAGAGGAACAAGAAGGGGTAGAAGAATATCAAGAGGCAGATTTATCATCTGCATTTTCAGCGATGCCAGAGGATTTATCTAACGAGATACAAATGATAACGAACTTTGACTGTTGGTTGGGACATACTAATTTCAATATTAGTAAATCAGTTAAAGATAGGTTAGAAAACATAAGAGGAGTTGAAGTATTAAAAATTTGCAGTAGGTATAGATTTTTTATTGGTGTTGGTAGAATGTTTGACTTTTCTGATGTAAGAAAAGAAATTGAAGAAAGTTTTTTGTAAGGACAAAAGAATGATCCAAGATAGTATTGAAAATTTAATGAAGACAGAGGAAATTATTAGGTTGACAAAATCGGCAACAGCTTCTTTTCGTCATTGCTTAACCCAAGATGAACTAGAAAATTGTATATATCATGCTTTATGGAGAGCTTGTTCTAAATATAACGAAGAGCTAAATGATTGCAAATTTTCTAGTTATCTCTATAATGGAGTTTTAATGGAATGTATGAGTGTAAAGAGATCTAATGAAAAAAGATTCTTTTCGAACACTAAAAGGTCTTTGAAGCATAGCAAATCTTCCTATTCATCTAATGATCATATTGATATGATGGATGAAATCAATAATTGTGCAGATCCATCTATTATTTTCGATAGATATTATAATAATATGACAATTAAAGAAATTGCGAAGACTAATAATATTTCAAGAGAATTAGTTAGGAGAAAAATTAATAAAAACCTAAAAATGATGAAGAGAAATTTGACTGGAGGTGTATAATAGATTGGACTATTGGACTTTTTTTTTGCGGATCTGGACTTTGTTTATTTGTTTATTTTGTTTTATTTTATGAAGGAGACGCAAAATGGCCACAGTAAGACCTTCGGGTGCTGGTGATGTCGCAGTTGGTACTGGTGAAGTTAAAGATGGTGGTTCTATCTTTCAGGCTGGTAATGCTGACACGACTACAGGTCCAATTAGTAATGCAGTAACAATTGTTGGTACTGTTGATGATTTAAGAGATGTGGGTGCTAAAGTAGTAGCTAATGATGGTACGGGTGCCGCAACAACTGATAGAGTTGGTGTTGCTAAAGCTTTATCTGGTGGTACATTAGCATACAATGCTACTGCATCACAATGGGTGATGAGAGGTGGGGGAGTTACAAGCACATTGTCTAATGTTGCTACTACCGCACTCGACACGACAGCAGCCAACTGGAAGGGTGTTGTTCGTGATGGTGTTCATGAATTGCTTACTACCCGTCGTCTTGGTACTGGTAATGGCACATTTGATATTTATGCTACACCAAGCACTGATATTACACCTAACTACACTAAGGGTGCTGGTGCTGGTACTGCTCAAACCTACCACGACGGGTTAGCAGCAAGCGGGGTCGCTACTGATAATGCCGCTACTCCAACCAGATCTGTTCCGGGTGAACTTACATACCACTTTGGTGGTCTGGCAGCACCTACAACTGATGAATATAAAGCTAAAGATGCATTTGAATCGTAAGATTCTTATGGCTTAAAGGATTAAGCAGCCTCACCCCTACCGGGGTGGGGCTTTTTATTGTAGTAGACTTATATTTATTTACTGGAGTTTATATGTCTTCAGATTTACAATTAAATATTGAATTTATTTTAAAGCTATGTACTCCAATTGTTGGTGGATTGGCCGCTGCCGTAACTGTGTTATGGAGATCTATGCATCGACAAATGGTTAATACTGAAACAAGAGTTTGCAAAAAATTAAAAGAGTGTGAAGATAGACATGTTGAACGTGACATGTGGACGGTCTCAATGAGTGAGAAAGTAGGAAGATTAGAAGGACTTATGGAAGGTCATGAACAAGCTAGAGAAGATTTAAAGTCACTGAGTGACAAGGTTGTTCTTTTATTAGATTAGAAAGGTTTTAATTATGGGTTCTGAAAGTTTTAAGTTAAATGGTGCTGAAATTGTATCAGTATTGAAGACGGGTTTACTTGTGGGTGCCGCTGCTGGATTAGCCTTTGTGTCCGAGAGTTTGATTAATATCGATCTTGGTGCTTTGGGTCCACTGGTAGTTCCCGTGGTAACTGTCGGCCTCCAGTCAATAATCACTTGGATTAGAGATAATACGAAGTAGTATGACTGAGGATTTTACTACTCCACGCAAAATCCTAAAAACCTATCAGGACGGATTCGTTGGAACAATATGTAACGATGAAGATATTGCTGATCTTTTAGGTGAATTAAAAAACCCTTTATTTGGTGCAGCAGCATATAGTTTATATGGTAGTGGAGAAGGGAAGCTCTCACTACCTTATAAATCTTTGTTGAAATTTGATAAAGGTTTTGGCCCATCGGAGCGTCAGACTACTGGTGATTGTGTTTCTCATTCTACAAGAAATGCAATTGATCTCACACGAGCTGTTGAGATTGACGTAAAAAAAGAACCAGAAAGTTTCTTAACAAGAAGTGCTACAGAAGGCATATATCAATCTCGCGGACACAAGAGACAGGGAATGTCCTGTTCAGTTGCTGCGAGGTACGCTAATCAAAAAGGTGGTATTCTCTTGAGAAAAGATTATGGATCAATAGATTTATCTGTATATAATTCTAAAATTGGTGCAAATCATTTAATTCCAATGGAGATATATGTCGATGAAGCAAATAAGCATAGAGTCAAAACTATATCTATGATTACCACAATAGAAGAAGCACGAGATGCTTTAGCTAATGGTTATGGTATATCTGTTTGTAGTGGTTATGGTTTTAGCTCAAGAAGAGATGTGAACGGAATTGCTAAACGTGGTAAAGGATGGAGTCATGCTATGGCTTGGATTGCTTGCGACGACACTCAAAAAGTACATAGAGAAACATTGTTTCTAGTGCAAAATAGCTGGGGACGATGGAACTCTGGTCCTAAGAAACACGAACAACCAGATGGTAGTTTTTGGATTCGTGAAAGCGATGCACGAGCTATGTTGGCTAGTCGTGGTTCTTGGGTTTTTAGTGATGTTGATGGTTTCCCAGCTAGGCAATTACCAAATTATGGTACGGTAGATTTTCTATAGGAGAAAGAAATGAAGTTTGGGTTAATCGCTACGACAATGATTGTTATGCTATTAGGTGCAGAAGATAATTACAGACCTAAAATATCTGTAGATATTGCAAAGGTTTTAATATCTAATGGTGTAGATAATACACCAAAGCCTACACCTCAACCAGAAGGTCCACATCCAGATGTAGACAAGTGTATTTGTAAAGGTACTGGTATCATTGTGCAGGGTGATGGACATGAAAGTAAATGTCCATATCATGCAAAGAATGAAGAAACTGGATGTACGAAAGATACTTGTACTGGTAATTGTGGGGATAATTGTCAATGTCGTAGTGGGGAAGCTTGTACTATCCCAACCACCAAGGTTGATGGAAAGATTCAACTGATAGCTAATACAGTTGAAAAGAAGGAAGAACCTGAGTATAATTTGTATTATTTTGGAGCCACTTGGTGCGGTCCCTGTCAAAGAATGAAGAAAGATATTTGGAATGAGAAAAAACATAAGGATGTATATCAATTACTTAAAGAACGTAAGATCAAACTTACTATGCTTGATTGGAACACCCCGGAGCATAGAAAATTATTTAACAAATACAAAGTCAGAACATTGCCACAAACGATTCTTATTAAAAAAGATAGCACTAACAAATTGGTTCACTATACAGGATCGATGAGTAAAAGTAATTTAATGAGAACTATAAAGGACAAAACAAATGAGTAGGTATGTAACACGGGATAATTTAGATAATTTACATCCTGATGTAAGAAAAATTGCTGACGAAGTGGTCGATAAGATGCATACTAAAGATAGTTATTTTTTCGATATTATAACTATTGTTACAATTTGTAACTGCATAATTAGCGTTATAAGACTAATATATGTATGCTATAGTAATAATGCAGACAGAGCTTTATACTCTATACAAAAACCGGGCCTCTTTCAGAGGTTCTTCATTAAAAGAGAAATTAGAAAAAATTTCGCACGTTATCAGGCCCACGGTTCTATGCCCTCGAAAAATAAAATAAAAAAAGATCTATATGAATCAATAACAGACCAATCCCATAAAATGAATGCAGAAGATATAGAAAATATACTTGGTATTTACAAAAATCATGGATTATTTATAGGAGATAAGCAATGATAGATCAATTAGGTTTAGATGCTTGGCAATTGGTTTTACTTGGTGTAGCTGCTATTGTTTTGATTACTATGTTTATTAATGAAGAAAAAAAGAAAACAAAAAAAGATACAGTTGATATAGACAAATTGATTACAGTTCCTGTTTTGAGACCAAAAGGTAATAATTCGATTCAAATTATGGTTCCCCATGCAGAACCGAATGAGGATATTGTTAGAATTGTTTGTGCTTGGTCATCATTTAAAAGAGAATGCGTTAAAGCTGGACTTGATGAGGCTGTAGATAAAGTTGATACAATTTTTCCATTATTGATTAATCTCAATGGAGGTGACCATGTCGAACAGTAAAGTGTTAGAAATTCTAAATAATAAAACATATCAAATTATTTTTGTTATTGTTTTGGTTTTTATTTCTATTGCTGGTAAACCTATCGCTAAAGTGTTACAAGGTAAAGAAATTACACCAGTTGATACTACACCAGAAATTGTCGAACCATCCTTGACAAATAAAACACTGGTAGAGAGATTAGTATCACTTGATATTAACAAATCAGATAAGAACCAACTCAGGGATTATTTTTTAACATTAGCAGATGTTGTCAAGACGGAACCGGGACTAATCAAAACAACTGAGCAATTTAAAAATTTTAATTCAATTGCAGGACAATTAAACTTTACTGGGCTTGACTTGAAAGATAAGTATGCTAATCTTGGTGAATCAGTAGACGAAATTATTATTGCGACTCTTGGTAAGGAAAATGAAGATCTTACACAAGAGAAAAGAGATAGTTTAGTAGATGTTTTAAACGCTATATCTTGGAGTTTTAATCAATGAGTGATTTTAAAATGGTTGCCGTAAGTGGAGTTATGGAAGAAGAGGTGGTGATTAGTGGTAACGAAAGTGATAAATACAGTGGACTATTTGATATTGATATTACTGATGCACTAATTAAAAAAGCACTAAAGAAGGTTAACCTTGAGCAAGAGCATATTGATAAAGCGAGAGAAGTAATTGATATGTTGGAATTTACCAAAGAAGATGGTAAAGATGTTATTTATGTGAATGTTGGTAAGAATGTACAAGTAAAAATTGTTAGATAGTTGAATTTATAGCCACGCTTTTTATAGGTGGCTATTTTTGTCTTTTGATTTTGGGGATGATATAGAATGAATGTGACTAAGCGTAATGGGGATGTCGTAGGTTTTGATGTTGAAAAAATTCATCAGGTTTTAGAGTGGGCTACAGAAGGATTGAATGGAGTATCATTTTCAGATGTAGAAATGAATGCTAATCTATCTTTGTATGATAAAATTCCTACTTCAGAGATACATCAAATTTTGATTAAGTCTGCTAATGATTTGATTTCAGAAGCAGCTCCAAACTATCAATATGTTGCTGCCCGCTTATTAAATATGCAGCTCAGGAAAGATGTTTGGGCTAGTGGTAAAAAATCTCCTAATTTTCATCAGTTTATTGCAGTTAGAGTTGATAATGGTGTTTATGACTCCATCATTTTAGAGAAATGGTCTAAAGAAGATATTAGTAAGTTTGAATCCTATATTAATCATTCAAGAGATGATTTATTTACTTATGCTGGTCTACAGCAATTAATTGATAAGTATCTTGTTAAGAATAGATCTACCGGCGAGATCTTTGAAACTCCACAATTTGCGTATATGCTGATTGCTATGTGTTTGTTTGACACAGTAGATAAAGTCAAGAAGGCATATGATATTTATTCTACATTTAAGATCAACCTGCCTACACCAATTATGGCTGGTGTCAGGACTACCATCAAACAATTTGCTTCCTGTGTGTTAGTTGATGTGGATGATGATCTTGATAGCATCTTTTCCTCTCTGCATGCCGTTGGTAAGTATACGGCTCGTCGTGCAGGTATTGGTTTGAATATGGGACGTATTAGACCTATCAATGCCCCTATTAGAGGTGGTGAGGTAATCCATACGGGCATCATTCCATACCTAAAGAACTTTGAGTCGGCTGTTAAGTCAACATCCCAGAACGGCCTCAGAGGAGGTTCTGCCACAGTACACGTACCATTTTGGCATTATGAGATTGAAGATGTTCTTGCTCTCAAGAATAATGCTGGCACAGACGATAATAGAGTGAGGAAGTTGGATTATTCAATTCAATTCTGTAAGCTATTCTACGAACGTCTTGTCGCAAATGAAGACATTACATTATTCAATCCGAATGAGACTAAGGGTTTATATGAAGCCTTTGGTGATAATGAAAAGTTTGAAGAGCTATACAAGAAATATGAGAATGCTCGTAGTATCAAGTTTAAGAAAAAGATTTCTGCTCGTAAACTGTGTGAGATATTTGCTAGAGAAAGACTTGAAACTGGTCGCATTTATTCTATGAATATAGACACAGCAAATGAGCATGGGTCGTGGGATATTCCTGTCAAGATGTCAAATCTGTGTCAAGAGATTATTCATCCAACAAACCCTATCAAGGATATTAATGACCCTGAAGGTGAAATTGGTATTTGTATTTTGTCTGCACTTAATCTTCTTGAACTAAATTCAGATGAAGATATTCAGAAAGCTTGCGAAGTGGCGGTCAATACTCTTGAATCTGTTATTGATTATCAAGATTATCCTGTATTAGCTGGTGAAAACTTTACAAAGAACAGAAGATCTCTTGGTATTGGTGTCACAAATCTCGCAGGATTTTTGGCAAAAAATAAAATGTTCTATGGAGATCCTGAAGCATTAGCACTAATACATGAGACAATGGAAAAGATTCAATGGAATTTGATCAATGAATCATGTAAACTGGCTAAAAAGCTGGGACCATGTGAAAAGTTTCAGGATACTAAATATGCTAAAGGGCTTCTGCCAATTGATTGGTACAAAAAATCGGTTGACAAATTGGTTAAACCAGAGCATACTTGTGATTGGGAAGGTCTGAGAAATAGAATAGGAGAATATGGGCTGCGTCATTCGACGTTGTCCGCTATTATGCCGTGCGAGTCTTCAAGTGTGATTCAGAATAGTACGAATGGCATTGAGCCAGTTAGAAGTCTCTTATTATACAAAAAGGCAAAGAATGGTATCTTGAAACAATTAGTCCCAAATTATTATAGTCGTAAGAATTATTATACTAAAGCTTGGGAAATGCGGGATAACGAGGCTATGCTTAATACTGCTGCTGTAATTCAAAAGTTTGTGGATATGAGTATGAGTACAAATCTTTATTACAACTATGCTCATTATGAAGATGGTAACATTCCCCTGAGTATTCTAATTAAAGATCAGATCTATGGCTATAAGTATGGACTGAAGAACTTCTATTATGCCAATACTCCAGATGGAGATGGTGAAACTGAAGAAGATCTAAACTGCGAAGGCGGTGCTTGTGCCATTTGACGATCCGTATAAGCCTCCTAAAATATTAAGAGAGCCAATAATAGCATTAGAAGACTTTATGGTTTGGTTTTGTGTTATTGGTGTGTTTGTATTAGGTTTTATTTCTGGTATAGTTATTACACTCAGGATGGTCAAATGAAAACGATTTTTAATACTAAAAATGTAGACGCTATGAGTCAGCCTTTATTTTTAGGTAAAGATTTAGGGCTACAAAGATTTGATATTATTAAGTACCCAGTATTTACTAATCTCGATAGTAAAATGATGGAGTTTTTCTGGCGACCACAAGAGGTGGAGCTGAAGAAAGACCGATCTGACTTCAAAGAGATGTCTGATAATGAGAAGTTTATTTTTACTTCTAATCTTAAATATCAGACTATGCTTGATAGTGTTATATGTCGTGGCGTTCCTACATTATTGGAATATGTTTCTAATACTGAATTAGAAGCTTGTTTAATGACATGGCAATGGTTCGAAAGCCTGCATAGTAAAAGCTATTCTTACATCATTCAGAATGTTTATGCGGATTCTTCAGAAGTATTTGATGGTATTTATAGCGACAAAGAAATTATGAAGAGAGCTTCCAGTGCTATTGAGGATTATAACAATCTTATGGGTATGGCGGATAGTAAAACAGCCGATCTTAAAAAACAAATCTACATGACTATTGTAAGTATTAATATTCTTGAGGCGGTAAGATTTTATGTAAGTTTTATATGCTCATTTGCTTTCGCAGAAAATAAAAAGATGGTTGGTAATGCTGATATTATCAAGCTTATTAAAAGAGATGAGGCTCTACACCTGTCTAATACTCAAGAAATACTCAAAATTCTTCATAAGGAAGAGAGTGAGGGATTTGTAAAAGTGGCGGAACAGTGTCAAGATGCCGCAATAGAAATGTTTGACAGAGCTGCCCAAGAAGAAAAAGAATGGGCATCTTACTTATTTAAAGATGGGTCAATCATTGGGTTAAACGAAGTGGTATTACATCAATATATCGATTGGTTGTGTATGTCAAGAAGGAAGGCAATAGGTTTGCCATTTGAAAAGGTTGGCAAGAATCCTGTTGCTGGCTGGACAGATCCTTGGATGAAAAGTGAATCTGTTCAGGTTGCACCACAAGAACATGAAATTACCAGCTATAAAATTGGTGCGAGTAAAAATGATTTAGAAGATATGGATTTTGGAGATCTGTTATGAATCTAATGCGGAGGGGTTTTTTGGTTGCTGGTGGTCTTGGCATGTTGTCTCTATCTCAATTAGCTCAGGCCCAAGAACGTAATTCAACCCAACATAAAGCGGTAATTAATATTTTTCTTGGTGGTGGTCCTCCACATCAAGACATGTGGGACATCAAACACAATGCCCCAACTGAGATACGTGGAGAATTTAAGCCTATTTCTACCAATGTTGCTGGTATTCAAATTGGTGAGTGCTTCCCAATGATTGCCTCGATGTTTGATAAATTTACAGCTATACGGTCTGTTGTTGGTTGTAAGAATAGACACGATGGATACCAATGTACGACTGGTTGGCTCAGAGAAGACAAAGTCTCTGGATCGACTTATCCGGCAATTGGGTCTGTCACAGCCAAAGTATTAGGACCAGTTTCTGTCGCGGTCCCACCAAATGTTACCCTGCTTGAAGAAACATCTCATTCTCCTTGGTATGATTTTGAGAAGCCCGGATATTTAGGTACGGCATATCAATCATTTACACCTAATGGTCAGATGATGAAAAATCTAAAACTTAATATCTCTAAGAACAGATTTAATAAGAGACAGGATTTACTCAGGGGTGTTGACATATCTAGCATTGATATGAAATTATTAACAGAAGAAAGTTTTGATGTTCTAATGTCTAGTAAATTATTAGATGCTTTAGACTTATCAAAAGAAGATCCCAAGACTCTTGAAAGATATGGCACTGGAAAACCTTATAAATACCAATATGATGGTGCCGCAACAAACAATCATAAACTTTTAATAGCCCGTAGATTAGTACAGGCTGGAGCCAGATCTATAACATTAAATTATGGTCGATGGGATAGTCATGGTGCTAACTTTGATTTGGTGCGTCATCATGGGTCAAGATTAGATCAGGGTGTTTCAGCGTTGGTTGAAGATCTTAATCAACATGGCATACTGGACGATGTCACAGTAGTTGTTTGGGGTGAGTTTGGTCGTACTCCTAAAATCAATAAAGACGCAGGTAGAGATCACTGGAGTCAAGTCAGTTGTGCTTTAATAGCTGGTGGCGGAATGCGGCACGGCCAGATAATCGGATCTACTAATAGGTACGGAGAAGAAGCGGCAGATAGGCCCGTGCATATTCAGGAAGTTTGTGCTACAATGTATAAAGCAATAGGTATTGATCCAACAACGGAAACAATTATTGACAATACTGGTAGACCACAATATTTACTCGAACATCGAACACCTATACAAGAATTATTTTAAGAATTGTCTTACTCTATGTAGTCGGATAGAAAGTGAGTAGAGATGGCAAGTAAACCTACTGGTGGATTTAGTGAGAAAAACGAAAAAGAACAGCGATGGTACTGTTATATTATTATCGACGATCAAAGGAAGCATGTAGGCTATGCCAGCTCAGAGAAGGGTGCTAACTCTATTGTTAATAGTGCTATTGAAAGGAGGGGCTAATACCATGAATATAAACAGAAAGGGTAACTATGAGTGACCATCAAGCAAGAAAAAGGCAATTAGCAGATATGCAAGAACGTAGATCAAAACAACCTAAAGATCTTTTCTTTAATGTTTTTGCTAATCCTAATCACTATCCAGAAGGGGAAACTACCAATACTGTTGGTAGACATTTGGAATGTATTGATCAGGTGATGGGTAATTTTTGGGAGATTAATGTTACCAGAAAACAACCAAATACTAAACTCCCCAGTAAAGCACATGAATCAGACGCTGGTTGGGATTTATATAGTTGTGAGTCAAAAACTATATTACCAAGCGGAAGAAAAACAATTAATACTGGTATATCATTAGCTATGCCAAATTCATTTGTTGGTTTGATTTGGCCACGGTCTGGTTTGGCAGTTAAAAAAGGTATTGATGTATTAGCTGGAGTAATTGATTCTGGTTATAGGGGTGAGATAAAAGTTTGCTTATTAAATACTGGTGCAATGCCAGTAACCATCGAAGTTGGAGACAGAATAGCCCAAATTTTGTTCCAAGAAGTTCCAAAATTTAAATTAATTGAAACTACGGACTTGAGTGAAACGGATAGGAACTCAGGCGGATTCGGTAGTTCAGGAACATAATATACTTATAAGCGAGGTTCTAATTAATGGCAAAAAGAAGAAATGGTCGGTCAAAAGCTAGTCCACAAAAAATTAAAGTATTAGAGGCAAAAACAGAAAATCAAAGAAATTACATTAAATCTATCATAGAAAATGATGTTGTTTTTTGCTCTGGCCCATCGGGCTGTGGAAAATCATTTATCGCTGCTGGTATTTCGGCTGAACATCTTCATCGTGGAGATATTGATAAGATAATAATTACAAGACCATTAGTATGTGCTGGTAAAGATATTGGTTCGTTACCCGGAGAATTATTAGATAAAATAGCTCCATATTTAATGCCTATGCAAGAAAACTTTAAACATTTTCTTGGTCAAGCATATTACGGACTATATTTTAATGATGGTAAAATTAGTTATCAACCATTAGAAGTTATGAGAGGATCTACTTTTCATAATTGCTATATGATTTTAGATGAAGCTCAAAATTGTACATTTGAACAGATCAAAATGTTTATCACGAGAATGGGTGAGAATTCTAAAGTCTTAATCAATGGTGATACTAATCAAACTGATATTAAAAATAATAGTGGATTAAGTAGATGTATCCAAAAACTTAATGGTATTAATGGAGTTTCAATTTGTGATTTAACTTATTCCGACATTCAAAGGAATGGAATTTTAGGTGATATTTTAACAGCACTGGAGAAAGAGGATGCCGACATATGATTACATTTGTGAAGACTGTGATTATGAATTAAATGATATTGAGCAATCCATCAAGGATAAGCCTTTAAAAAAATGTCCTGAGTGTGGAAATCTTAAATTAGAACGAGTTATTTATGGTGGTTGCCATGTTTCTGTGCGTAGCACAACAACTATTGGTCAACTCGCGGATAAAAATTTTAAGAAGTTTAAATCTCTTGATAACGAAAACAAAGCTAAAAAGAAAGAAGCTAATGCTTCACCTGTGCCTTGGCATAAGGGAGAGGCAAGTAGAGCTGAAATTAATAAAATGACTCAGCAACAGAAACAAAGATATATTATGGAAGGTAAGAAATGAAATATATAAATGAAGAACCAGATATACCAAAGGTTGAGGCGGAAGAAGTCTGGTTTAACAAGGATGGAAAAGAAATTTCTGGAGAAAATGAAAAATTTTACGCTAAAATCATTGCGAAAAACGATAGACAATACTATTATATAAGGGTCTACGATAATTCTCCGTTTGATCCAATTGGAATATATGGTCGTCGCGAAAGAAATTTACCAATTGATATGAAAAGAGTATCTAAAAATACATTTGATTTTTATATGATGTATTTAACGACTAAAAATAGTTTGTATATGACAAGAGCACAAAGGGGATTTTTAAATGACTAAAAAAGGACCACTCGGAAAAGCTGAAGAATTTTATATTCAGCACCATTATAAGATGATGGAAATAGATGAGATATGTAAGGAGCTTGACAGAGCGAAAAGTCTTGTGAAAAGATGTGTAACTAAATGTAAAGATAAAGAGGAAAGTGATTCTGTATTAACTGCTGGTAGTCAATTTGCACATCAAGGTGGTGCCACGGTGATGACACAAAATGCTTCAGAGTTATCTGATGTGGCAAGGCAAAACAATGCTATAGCACCAAGGCAAGAACACTGTGTTACTAGGATAAAATAATGAATGATCAAGAATGGATAAAATCTTATAGAAGAAATAAAGAAGCAATTTGGATAAAAATTCAACTTACAAATGGTGAGGAATTTTATTACGATGAATTTGAAGGATGGAAGACCGTAAAAAAGAAATGCGAAGACGAAGGACTTTTTATTAAAGAGTTGCAACTACAATTTAGATCTCATAAGATTGAAATTGATTTAGAAGATGCTGAAGGTGTCTATTTAATACGATCAATTATGGGTCAGATGGGTTCCGAGAATAAACAGTTTTATACAACTGGTATTCTTAAAGATGGCATTGTATATAAACAGATGTGGTTAGTTCCAGAGTTAATCGTTGAGAAAGAATTGGAAGATGACGTTGAAGATTGTTTCGAAGAAGCACTCATACGTAATGGCTAAAAGAAAAAGAACCGAAAAAAGTAAGTATAAACATCAATCTACTGGCGATCATTGTACATGTGCAGCATATGTCGCTGAGATTATGTGTATGAAATATGCTGAATATAAAAATGTCGGTTCATTACCATTTAAGTTTTGGAGTGTAAAGCCTTGGGATTGGACATTTAAAAAACAATTGATCGCTGCTAATAAAATAATTAATGAATACAGTGAAGAGGCTGTAGTAAGAGCTATTAACTCTAAAGAATGGGGAAAAATCTTTTCATTAAAGAACAAGAGGGCAATTCCTATTATTAAAAAGTATAACAATATCGTCAAGAAGGAAAAAGAACAAGAAGTTCAAAAGCTTGATGTTAAAGAAGATGCTGAGACTCGTGGAACAAGGTTTGGTAAGAAATCTAAACTAAATAAATTAAGGAATCTTAAGTTCGATGGCAAAAAAGAAGAATGATAAATTCAAAGATGATCCAGTGTGCAATCAAATTGTCAATAAGTGGGGTGATTTGATTCAAGAAGGAAGTAAAGTTCTTGAAGATTTGTCCAACCATAAAGTCATTCCAGTATCACCAGCTTTAGATATTGCACTTGGAGGTGGTATACGAGAAGGGAATGTTGTTATTATGACTGGCGATCCTAAGACTGGTAAAACAGTTACAGCATTGTCATTTGCTGCTCAGGCACAGAAATATGGAAAGAAGGTTTTCTATTTTGATGTTGAGGGTAGACTGAGTAAGCATCATCTGGATGCCATCAAAGGTTTAGACCCAGATGGTGTGAAGATTATTGGCACATCAGAATCAAAACCTGTGATTTCTGCGGAAGAATACTTAAATACTCTCGAAACTTTAATTAAACAGCAAGATGATCTTGTAACCATTGTTGATTCTACATCTAATATGTTACCACAAGATGAACTTGATGGTGAAATTAGAACTGGAATTAGAAACGCATTACCAAGACTGTTAGCACAGTTCTTTAAAAGAATCAGCGGTGATGTAGCCCGTAGGGGTGCTATTTGTATTTTTATCACACATAACATTGCTAATACTGGTGGTAGTAGATTTTCACCTAATAAGATGTCTGACGGTGGAAATATGTTACAATATCAGGCAGGCACCAATATGGTAATTACTCACCGTGGTAAATGGGAGTCATCTTCTGGTAATGATGTTGGGCAGGTGGCACACTGGAAGATTAAGACATCTGCCGCTGGTGGTATTCCTAATTCATTAGCAGATAGTTGGATTAAATATGGAGTTGGTATTGATCATGTTCAAGAAATTGCACAAATTGCTTCCGAATTGAGCTTGATCAAGAAGGCTGGTGCGTGGTATACAGTAACTACTGGTGTTAACAATGTTGATAATCCAATTATTAAAAATATTCTAACTAAGAACGATGTCAAGGATGATACAGAAAGTATAGAAAAGTTTTTCAAGTTTCAGGGTATGCAAAACTTAACAGAGTTTTTAGAAAATAATCAGGAAGTTTGTGACTTTATATACGAAGAAGTTAAGGATATGATGCTGGGATGAAATTTGTTGGGTTTAATGGTAGACAATACAATGTAAAACTTGATAATTATATCATTAGAGCAGATGACACTACTAAGAAGTCTCAGTACCATTTAAAGACTAGAGAATTATTACACCAGATGTTTGCTGGTTATTCTATTTTAGAAGAAGTAAAATTACCCGGATCTAGAAAACCTCATTTAAAATCTGTATTATTCCTTGATTTCTTTATTCCAAACCTTATGATTGGCGTAGAGGTTCATGGTAAACAACATTATGAGTATGTACCATACTTTCACAAAACCAAAGCCAAATACATACAGGCTATAAAAAGAGATTCCTTGAAAGAGGAATGGTGTGAATTAAACAATATTAACTTAATCGTTTTAAAATATTCTGACGATATTGAAGATTGGAGAGAACAACTTGAGTCACTGTGAGGAACAGCTCAAAACATTTCTGGATAGAATAGATGAGTACATCGAAAATAGAAATCTGTCTTCCCTAAACTATTCTGATGATTTTAGAGAAGCCGAAAGATTATCTCTTGACAATATCAGGCAATTAAATCAAGATGATTGTTTCAATTTCGCATTAATGTTGTATAATTATGCTGATCATATTAACAGTGAAAGGTCACGGCAGGAGTCGGTAATATACTTTTGTGATAAATGGATTAATCAGATAGTAGCTAGAGACTTTATGGACTTTCAAAATGTTTATGCTAACAATGATTTAAAGACTCAGATGATTATTAAAGAAAACAGTGTAGCACAAAAATTGGTTGATTTTAAATCTGTGGCAGAAAGTAGGATTCTATCCTTGAAAAACAAAGAGTTTAATGTTAGAAAAAAGGCAGATTGCTTACTTGAAAAAGGAAGAAAGCTATGATGGAAGACTTCTTGAAATCACTGAGTCCAGAGCAAAAACAAAAAATGATCCAGATGTTAATGGATGATACACCGGAGGAATCAGAATTCACAGTTTCATCGTCACCAGATGACGATTCAGCTTATCATTCTGATCCTCCAAAGAATAAAGTCGCTGCAAGGGTCAACGACGATTTTACCGTTTCTAGAAAGGAACAACAAAATGGGAGGCAAGCCGTGAGAGCAAGAAAAAACCGATGGACAGATGATGGTATTGAACATATGGATATTGAAACTCCAGATGTTAAAAGGACTGCAAGAAACCGTTCTAAGCCAGGGAAGAAAAGAGTAGAATGTCATGTTTGTGGTAAAACCTTTTCTGTTAATCCCGCACTTGCGTTTGGTGAATACCATCGCTGTAACAAATGTACCGGATAAATAAATGTCTAACAATCTGATGGATCTAGGTGCTGAAAGAGCGGTCCTAGCAGGTATTTTTTCATATGGTTTAGAATCATATGTTGAAGTATGCGATGTTATTGATAGTGATAGTTTTTCTCATAAAAATAATCAGGTTATCTTTAAATGTATAGAAAAGATTATTAAAGATGGAGCAGAAATAGATCTACCATCTTTGCTATCAGTAGCTAAGAAATTAGATTTACAAGACATAATTAATTCTAATCAAGAATTAGAGTATATAAATTCCTTAATGGAATATCCTGTAAAAAAAGACAATGTACTTTACTTTGCAGCACAAATAAAGAAATTTGAGTTCGCAAGGAAAATTAAGAAGCTAACCAATAAAATTGGTAGAGACATTGATGATATAAACGGTGATGAATCAATTGATGAAATCATCAACATCTTAGAAAACCCAATCACAGATTTTTTAAGAGAAGATGATACTGGTAACAAACCCGAAAGGATTGGCGATGGTGTAGACGAATATCTTGAGTTTCTCATTGAGAACAAATGTGATCAAATTGGTATTCCAACAGGATTTGCTAGATATGATGCAGCTATTGGAGGCGGCTTGAGACCGGGCTGTGTCGATTTAGTATCTGCAAGACCTAAAGTAGGAAAGAGCGTTTTTGGTGACAATGTCGCCATCAACGTAGCTGCTAAAGGTATTCCAGTATTAATGCTGGATACTGAAATGTCAAAGGAAGACCACCTTAATCGTATTATTTCTAATCTTAGTGGTGTTCCGATTAACGAAGTAGCTACCGGACGATTTACTGATGATGATGAAAAAACCATCAAGGTAAAGCAGGCAATTGATCATATTAAAGATATTCCCTACACCTACGTCACTGTTGCTGGTGCTCCATTTGAACAGATATTGAATACAATTAAACGATGGATTATGCAGGAAGTTGGTCAAGATGAGAATGGAAAAACCAACCAATGTGTTGTTGTCTATGACTATTTGAAGTTGATGACATCTGGATCTATCACTAATAATATACAAGAATACCAAGCACTGGGATTTCAGATTACAGCATTGCACAACTTAGCTGTTAAGTATGAGTTTCCTTGTTTGTCATTTGTACAGTTGAATAGAGATGGTATAACTAAAGAGTCTACAGATGCTGTTAGTGGGTCTGATAGATTGATTTGGTTATGTACATCTTTTTCTATTTTTAAAACTAAGTCAGCAGAAGAGTTAGCTGAAGATGGTCCCAATGCTGGTAATAGAAAGCTCGTACCAATCGTATCAAGACATGGTCCGGGAATGGACGATGGTAATTATATTAATATGCGTATGGTTGGAGACCATGCTCAATTATTAGAACTGCGTACCAGAGATGAACTCAGAGCAGGTGGAGGTGCTGACGGTGCTATCGAAGGTGCTGAAATTCCAATCGAGGAAGATGAATAATGATTACAGTTATAGCCATAGGTATAGCAACAGTATGTTATTTAGTGGGAGCCATTGGAAATATCTTACAGAAAGATTATCCACATACGTTAATGTGGTTTTCGTATGCAACAGCAAATTTAGGACTATTGTGGTATGAGTACAACAAAGCAACCGGCAAATAAAAAATTAGACTTGAATAAAGTCAAACAAATTATTTTTCGAGACATAGAATTGTTGTTAAACAATTTAGAATTATCTTTCCAAAAGAAAGATGATAATTACTTTATGTGTTGTCCGATACATGAGGCAAGTGATAATCCTCATGGGCTATCAATATCAAAGAGTAAGATGTCTTGGCGATGCTGGACGCGAGGGTGTCATGAACAATATAATACAGACATACTTGGATTTATTAGAGGAGTATTATCAAAAGAGAATGAAGCATCGTTTAGCGATGTCTTGAGATTTGTTTGTAAAATATATAACATTTCAGATGCTGAATTTTTAGATGAGCCAGAAGAAAAAGTAGAATCTGATTTTTCTACGATGGTTAAGATCTTTAATAAGAAAAAGCAGGAGACATATACTAACTGTTCTTTCCCAAATATTAAAACAAGTAATAGGTCAGAGTATTTTGAGCAAAGGGGATTTTCTCGTTCCACGTTAAAACATTTTAATATCAGAGATTGTTCAGATAAAAAGTCCTATATGTATGGTAGATCAATTATTCCAGTACATAACAATATGGGTAACCAGATTGCTTTTATAGCAAGATCTAATAAGGACTATGTAAGACCAAAATATTTATACTCAGATGGATTTAAAAAAGCACAACATCTATATAATCACCATAGAGCATTTAGTAAAGCAACTGAAACTTCGTGTTTGTTTTTAACTGAAGGTCAAGGTGATGTATGGAAAATGTATGAAGCTGGAGTAGAAAATTGTGTAGGACTTTTTGGTAAAGATATATCACATTACCAGAAGGATACACTATTAAAATCTGGAGTAACAACATTAATTGTATTGACAGATAATGATCAAGCTGGTAGAGAGTCTAAAATAAAAATCAAGAGAGAACTAAGTAGATTATTCACTTTAAAATTTCCCAAAATGCCCAAGAAGGACATTGGTGATATGTGTATTGAATCAATTCAAGAGAAAATTACATCTAAACTGAAAGGGTTGTACTGATGAGGTTAATAGGTATAGCAGGAAAAAAGCAATCAGGGAAAAATACTGTTGCCAATATCTTACATGGTATTGTATTAAAAGAACAAGGAATGATATCTGAGTATACTATTTCTCCAGATGGTCAATTGTTGATTAAGACAGATGAAATTTTAGAATGGGCTGAATTTGATATAACTAGAAAAGACAATGAATTTATTAGCTATGCAGAAAGAGCTATGTATCCATACGTTAAGCTATACAGCTTCGCTGACTCTTTGAAGACGATATGTATCGATCTTTTCGAGATCCCGCCTGAGAATGTATTCGGAACTAATGAACAGAAAGATCAACCTGTCGAACATTTGAGGTGGGAAAATATGCCAGGAGTAATGGCTCCAATAGACTGGTCAATAAGGCAGGACTGTGTAGTTAGCGGATACACTCAGTACCCAGAAAGATATAATCTTCAACTAAAAGATGACGGCCCAATGACCGCACGTGAATTCATGCAACACTTCGGCACTGATATCATGAGAAAGATTTGGGAACCAATTTGGTGTCAAAATACAGTTAATAGAATTACCGAAGAACAATCTGAATTAGCAATTGTAGCTGATGTTAGGTTTCCAAATGAGGTTGATGTTATTAAAGATGCCGGTGGTATTGTCATTAAATTGAATAGAAATCTATTTAAAGATGAACATCCGAGTGAAACTCAATTAGATAAGAAAAACTACAAACAGAAAAATTTTGATTATGTTATTGAAAATCAAGGTAAAGGGAAGACTATTGCGAGATTACAAAATATCATCGAAGCTCTATATAAGGATAATCTATGTTAATAAGTTATTTCAGAAGCTCCAGCTATAACAATTGGCGATACTGTGAGATGCAGTATTTTATGACTTATGTTCTTGGTCACCAGTCTACCTCTGGTAAGAAGGCAGAACTTGGCACTATGGTCCATAAAGTTATGGAAATTCTTGCTGGACTAAAAAAGTTTCAACAAGACAATCCTAGAAAGAAGTACTTATTAGTTGATGATGATGCTGCAGGTAAAATTAAAATCCATAAAGATAAATTATACTTAGATGAAACAGTAGAAGATCTTTGTGATCTTAGTCTTGAAGCATACAAAAAAGATTCAGTTCACCCGTGGCGACCTGCCGATAGAAAAGAAATATCTAAGATAGCGTGGTTGATGCTGAATCATAATGATGGTCAGTTTGATCCAAGGAATAGAGATATTCACCATCCAGAACCCCATTTTGATATTCCAATTGAAGAAGATTGGGCTAAAATTTCAATTAAGGCTGCGGATGGCACCACGATTGAAGGACAATTGGCAATAAAAGGTACAATTGACCTTGTAACCAAAGTAAGTGATGATACAATAGAAGTGATTGACTGGAAGACTGGTCGCAGACTTGACTGGGCTACTATGGAAGTCAAAGACTATAAGAAGATGCAAAATGATCCTCAGTTACTTTTATACTTCTATGCTATCTCTAAATTATACCCAGAGTTTCCAAATAGAATTATGAGTATCTTTTTCTGTAAGGATAAAGATGGTAAGATTGATCCATATCCATTTAGTTTAGCATTTGATAAATCAGATGAAACAAGATTTTTGGGTATGCTGAAAGACAGATTTGAAGAGATTAAGAATAATCAAAATCCCAAGTTACTAGATGTAAACAGAAAACATTTCAAATGTAAAAGTCTATGCCATTTCTGTAAAAACAAATGGGAAGGCTCAGACAAGAGTATGTGTGAGTATGTACATGATCACTTAAAAACACATGGAATGGATAAGACTGTTAAGGATTGTACCCGAAAAGGTTTTTCAATTGGATATTACGAAGCTCCCGGTTAAGGAATAGGAAATGAATTGGTTCCCACTTAGAAATTTTACTCATTACTCACTATTAAAAGGATTCTCCAAACCAGATGAATTAGTTAAGAAGTGTTCTGAGAATGGATATAAAGCCTGTGGTATTTGTGATTACAAATCCATCTCTGGTGCAGTCACCTTCTTTCAGGCTTGTCACAAGTATGATGTAAAACCTATCATTGGATGTGCATTTGATAATTATGAATTGTTTGCTAAAAATAAAGATGGCTGGTTTGATCTCATTAAGATTGTTTCTTCGATCACTGAGGATGGTAATCCAGATGGAAGAATTCTTCAAGATGCATGTAGAGCTGGTAACCTTGTTTGTACTTCGAGTAATTTAGCAAATTCACCTATTCAGGGTGATGATTTTTATATGGTGTCAGAATGTTTACGGCCAACATATTACACCAATAAAGAACACGCTGAACTACATAGAATTATCTTATGTTCAGGCATGAAGACTACTATGCCCAAAATAAGGGAGATGTTAAGATCTGATGAACTTTTTGACAATCAAGAATTTTTTGAATGTGATGATTTCTATTTGAGGGATACTAAGGAACTTTCTGAAATTCTGATGAATGATGCTGAAAATGCAAATGTTGTACATGACATCTCTAATAAATGTGAAGAGTATGATATTCTTAATAAGCCAATGCTACCGACATTTCCAACTCCAAGTGGTGAGTCTGAAGAAGAGTACCTGAAGCAGCTTTGTCGTGATGGTTGGCGAACACTACTTGCTAAACAAAACAAAGTACAAGATCAAGCAAGTAAGGATAAGTATCATCAACGATTCCTACATGAATTTAGTGTTATTGAAGAGGCAAAACTATTTGGTTATTTCTTAATTGTTAGGGATATTGTACATTTTGTAGAGAGTAATGGTTGGATCTCAGGTCCGGGTCGAGGTTCTGCTGCTGGATGTCTTATCTCGTACATGATTGGTATAACAAAGATTGATCCAATTGAATTTGATTTACTGTTTGAGAGATTCTACAACAGTGGTAGAAATACTGGTGATCACATTTCTTTACCAGATATTGATATGGATGTTCCCGGAAACAAAAGGGATGATATTATCGATTACCTAAAGGAGACATATGGTCACGGTAATGTAAGTCAGATGTTGACATTTGGTAGATTACAAGGTCGCTCTGCACTAAAAGAAGTATTAAGAGTTAGTGGTGTTTGCGGTTTTGGTTTAATGAATGAAATGACTAAAAGTATTCCAAATGAAGCGGATATCTCAGACCAACTGGCTGCTATGGATGATGAGGATAGGTCTATTATTAAATGGTCGCTGATTAATAACTCTAATGAACTTAGAGATTATTGTTTTATTAATGATGCTGGTAAATTACAGGGTGATTATGCTGAGTACTTTCAACAAGCTATCGATATGGAAGGTACGTTTAAGACTCAGGGCAAACATGCTGCTGGGGTTGTAATATCAAAAGAAGAATTAAACCTCGTGTGTCCTATGGTTAATCAAAAAAGCAGTGATGAAAAGATTGCTGGTCTTGAAATGGCTGATCTTGAAGCACTAGGACATGTTAAATTTGACGTTCTTGGGATTAATCTCTTGGACAAACTTATGAAAATCAAAGAATTAATTGGAGCCAGTGCATAACAGCGAGTTTTAAAGTCAAATTGTGTATAATATCTTACAACTGGTACTTATACTCAAGGAGACAAAAATGAAACGTAGTGAAAGCGGCAGATTCCTGCCAAGTAAAAAGTTTAATCATAACTTGGACGAGGATCAGATCATAGAAATGTATGAAAATGGTATGAAAGTAAGAACTATTGCCACGGAAGTGGGAAGTTACCCCAAGAAGATCCAGAAAATCCTCAAGAATAATGGGATAGAATTCAGGAGAAAAGCCTGCTATTTAAGCGGTCCTGATAACCCCAGATTCACTGGATACAAGGAAATGCAGGGTGCCTTTCTAGCAAGAGTAAAGGCGGGTGCGAAAAAAAGAGGATTAGAATTTTCTGTCAGTTATGAGTACCTTTGGGATATTTTTATCCAACAAGAAAGAAAATGTGCTTATAGTGGTATTGAAATATTCTTATCTCGTGATAATATAGAACATATCAATGGTGATTATACCGCGTCTATAGATAGAATTGATAGCTCTCTGGGCTACATTGAAGGAAATGTACAGTGGGTACATAAACGTATTAATGTGATGAAAGGAAATATGACACATCAGGAATTTCTTGATTTCTGTGAAGCAGTTACCTATCAGAACAAAGGACAGAAAATAATGAAGACTTATTCTCATTTGGAAAGGAAATAACTATGGCTTCAAGAGATATCGTGGTTTTCGATTTTGAGACGGGTGGACGTAATCCACATACTTGTCAGCCAACACAACTCGCTGCCATTGCACTTGATGGTCGTAACTTTAAATTGAAAGGAAAATTTAATAGTGAGATACGTGCAGTTGTAGATGATGACAAAGCTATTGCCGCTGGTCTTGGTCCTATTGAGGAAGGTGCCCTAAAGGTTACTGGTAAGACTAGGGAAGGTATTGCTAAAGCACCTCAACTAAAGACTGTATGGAAAAAGTTTTGTGCCTTTGTTGATAAGTATAACTGGAAGGGAACACCATTCTTTGCACCTATTCCAGCGGGATTCAATATTATTGGATATGATATGCATATCATCAATAGATTATGTAAAGAATTTGGCCCGTGGGATGACAAAAGAGAACAACAGAAGTTGTTTAGTATGGTATATAAGATTGATGTAATGGATAATGTGTGGATGTGGACAGAGGGTGATCCTAATATTAAGTCGATTAGTATGGATTCAATGAGAGAAAGAATGGGACTTTCTTCAGATAATGCTCATGATGCCTTGCAGGACGTAAAGGATACTGCTAATATTATGATTAAATTTATGAAAACTCACCGTGCTGTCTATCGTAATTTAAAGATTGAACAAGCATTTGCCGATGGAGACCTGTATGTCAATTAAAGTCGATTACAAAGATGAAAAAACTTGGAATCTATTTAAGGATGGATACACCAAGGGGATTTTTCAGTTAGAAAGCCAGCTTGGACGATCATGGTCTAAACGATTAGAGCCAAGTAATATTGAGGAATTATCAGCACTCATTAGTATTATTCGTCCTGGCACCCTAAAGGCTATGTCTGAGGGTAAATCTATGACTCAACACTATGTTGATCGTAAAAATGGCAAGGATGAAGTTTCATATATTGATAATGCATTAGAAAGTATCCTTGGTCCTACTTATGGTGTTCTGGTCTATCAAGAGCAAGCTATGAGGATAGCACAGAAACTCGCTGGATTTGATTTACAGCAAGCTGACGACCTCCGTAAGGCTATTGGTAAGAAGAAGGCAGACTTGATGGCGAAGATTCGCGTCAAGTTTATTGACGGATGTAGAGAAGTGGGTATGGTTAGTGAAGAATCTGCCAAGGAGATTTTTGGATGGATTGAAAAGTCCGCACGATATTCATTTAATAAATCCCACGCTGTATCATATGCCATTAATGCTTATGAAAGTGCTTGGTATAAAGCAAATTATACTAAAGAATTCTTCCTATCATATCTGTTTTATGCTTCAGAAAAACAAGATCCTCATGAAGAAGTATATGAGCTTATTTCAGAAGCTAAGTTGTTTGATATTGAAGTCAAGTTACCTAATCTATCAAAATTTGATAAGAAGTTCAATATAGATGGAAAATATATTTACTTTGGAATCAAAGATATCAAATCTTTAACGGGTGTTACAGGCGATAAAGTTATTGAGGCTATAAAAGAAGCTGAAGAAGAAAGTGGAAAATCTGTAAAAGAATTCACTTGGATGGATGTTCTTGTTTATATATCTAATAAAATAAATTCTACTGCATTTAAATCTTTATGTTCTATTGGGTTTTTCTCTATAAAATCCACTGGAGTATCAAGAAACAAGGCATTGTATGAGTATCTGATCTATAAAGAATTAACTAAGTCAGAGATGAAGTGGGTAACTACAAATTATGAGAAAAAACACTGGAAGACTGTAAGTCAATGTTTTAAGGAGTTACATCCTACAAAAAAGAATGGTGGCGGATGTCATAATATGAACAGAAGCCAGATCGTTGAGGGTGAAATTGAACTTCTTATAAATCCTCCATATGATTTAGCGGATGATCCAAGTTGGATTATAGAACAAGAAATAAAATTCTTGGGATGTCCGATATCACTATCTAAAGTAGAGTCGTCTGATACATCCTTGGGTAATACAAGCTGCAAAGATATTCTTAACGGGAAAACTGGTAAAGATATTTCTATCGCGGCAAATATTAATAGACTTAATAACCATACAATCAAAAAGGGTAAATCAGAAGGTAAAACAATGTCTTTCTTAAGTATAGAAGATGAATCTTGCTCAATAGATAATGTCATTGTATTTCCAGAAGCAAGAGACAAGTATCAGTTTATACTTTATGAGGGAAATAACCTTCTGTTTCATGGGAAAGTAGATAATAAAGATAATTCTTTTATTATTGACAAAATTCACGAAATTTAAAAGTCAATTGACGATTTGAGATCTATAATAGATTAAGGGGTGGATATGAATATATGTACATTTACAGGATATATGATTGATGATCCAGTTTTAGAAAGCGTCGATGGTGTTAGCTTTTTAGATCTGAGGATCGTGGTTTATAACTATAGAAGAAGCAAGAGTACCGGGGAAAAGAATAGGACTCCTGTATATCTTGATTGCGAAGCATGGCACACGGGTGCAGAAACAATTGCCAAACTCGGAAGAAAAGGAACAAAGATTACTGTTACTTGTTCCGCTAAACATGCTTCAGGAGATGATGATTTTGTAGTATTTAGAATTAATGAATTTGACTTTGCGTGTCTGGATCAGGATTGAACATGAGAAAAAAAAGAATTTTGTTTTGTAGTGAAGCCACATTTTTAAATACTGGTTATGCTACATACACAAGAGAAATATTGAATTACCTACACGGCACAGGTAAGTATGAAATTGCAGAGATGGCTTCTTACGGTGAGCGTAATGATTCTCGTGCAGCTAATATTCCTTGGACATATTATGGCGTCATGCCAAACCAACAGTCAGAACCTAAAGCATCTCAACAAGAAATAGATGGATATAATTCTAATGGAGTCAATCAATTTGGTGAGTGGATATTTGAACATGTATGTTTAGATTTTTTACCAGATGTTGTTTGTGACATCCGAGATTTTTGGATGTTAGATTTCGCTGAAAGATCTCCTTTCAGGAATTATTTTAAGTGGGCTATTATGCCTACAGTAGACGCAAGGCCACAAGCTAGACAATGGATTGCTAGTTATGAAAATGCCGATGCATGTTTTACATATTCGGATTGGGCAGGTGGTATCTTAGAAGATCAGTCCGGAGGAAAGATTAATTATCTTGGCAGTGCTCCTCCATCCGCACACCCGGCTTATAAGCCTTTTGAGGACAAACGTCAACTCAGACTAGAAAATGGTCTAGATGTTAGTTCTAAGATTATCGGCACAGTGATGCGGAATCAACGGAGGAAATTATACCCGGATCTTTTTGCTGCGTTTAGGAAGTTTTTAGATTTACAAAGAGCCAAGGGCTATACAGACCCATGCTATTTGTATTGTCATACTTCCTATCCAGATTTAGGATGGGATATTCCAGAATTGCTTCAGCAGTATGAGTTGGCTTCTCATGTACTATTTACGTACATATGTCCTGACACAAAGAAGCCATTCCCATCTGTCTTCAAAGGTGCCATCGCCCAATCCCCTTATACTAAGAAGTGGGGAGCTACATTATCAAATGTGAAAAATGGTGCTTCGTATGAAGATCTATCACAGATAATGAATTATTTTGATCTTTATGTGCAGTATGCAAATTGTGAAGGATTTGGTTTACCGCAAGTTGAAGCTGCTGCTTGTGGTGTTCCCGTTATGGGTACAGATTATTCTGCTATGGAATCAGTACTTCGTAAGCTTGAAGGCTTTCCTATTAAGCCAGCCGCTCTTTATAAGGAGTTGGAAACTGGTTGCTTAAGAGCAGTTCCAGATAACGATTTGGCAGCACAAATGTTTGAAGAATTCTTTGAGAAAAGTGATGATGAAAGAGCTGCTATAGGTCAAAAAACAAGAGAGAATTTTGAAAAGCATTATCAGTGGCATTTAAGTGGAGCTAAGTGGGAAGCATATTTTGATAGTGTTGAATTACTACCAATTGAAGCTACATGGGCCTCACAACCTAAGATACATGAGTCCAAACCAAAACCAGAACAAGCCCCACAAATCCCCCACGCAGAACTTGCTCGATGGTTGATTGTTGAAGTCTTAGGTGATCCATCAAAACTTAATACCTTCTTTGAAGCCAGATTGACAAGAGATTTAATGTATAAATCTTCAACTGCCTCTACTGGTGGTATGTACTTCAATGAATCTTCACAAGCATTTGCTGGAACAGGTGCTAGAGAATCATTTGATTTCAATATAGCATATGACCAAATGAAAGGACAATGCAATAGAAGAAATCAATGGGAACAGAGGAGATTTGACACAATGAAACAGAGAGGTATTATTAATGGCACATGATTCAGAATATGATTTTGCTGTTGCTATGTTGAATGGTGATATAGAGAATAAATTAGAAGTTCCAACCAGAGATTTTATATTTGAGTGGACTTTATCTCAATTTAAAAATAAACCAGTGAAAATCTTTCAAGTTGGTGCTATAGAAACATTTAGAATAGCGTGGAGACTTGGATCAGGATGGGCAGACACTATCTTTGGCCCATATGTAGAAAAATATGGCGGCAAATTGACTATTGCAGACATAAATCTTGATAATTTGAGTCACTCTATTTTTGCAGCATCATCATTAGGCTATAAAATAGAAGCAAAATATGGAGATGCAATAGATTACTTAGATAATGACACATACGACATCTATTACTTAGATGGAGGTAATGACCCACAAGAAACCTTAGATCAATTTAATAAAATCAAGGATCAGAAAGCTATAGTCATTATTGATGATTATTCCATCAAAGGAACCTTAATACCTACAGATTTAGATATTACTATGTATGATGTAGCTAATCAAGTCGGCATAATAGATATGAGGGAATAGTATGAAGGTATTATACATAGCACACTACAAAGAAAGCAGTGGATGGTCAGTTGCTGCAAAAGAACATATATTAGCTCTGGATAATGCTGGAGTCGATGTTGTTTGTCGCAACGTCACACTGACTCAAGACAATCCTAATATACACCCCAGATTACTTGAATTAGAACAGAAGGACAGTAGTGGATGTGATATTTGTATTCAACATGTTTTACCTCACCATTTAGTTGGAGGTAAAGCTTTTAAGAAGAACATCGCCTATTTTGTTTCAGAATCAACAAGCCTTAAATATATTGGCTGGTTACAACAATTAAAACAGATGGACGAATTATGGGTGCCTAACAATGATCTGAAAAAATCTCTCATTGATGATGGCATAACTACCGATATTCATGTAGTACCACATCCATGCTCTGTATCTAGATATACAAAAAAATATCAAGAGCTTAATTTGCCTATTCCAGACGGCACATTTAAGTTTTATTATATTGGCGATATTAATGACAGAAAAAATTTAGAATCAATTATCACTTGTTTTCATAGTGAATTTGATAGATCGGAACCTGTATCATTAATTCTAAAGGTTAAAAAGTTTGGACACAATCCTGATCAATGTAAAGAAGTAATTGATGGTATTATAGGTAAGGTACAACAAGACCTTAGAATGTATACCCATCCATCTCAGTACCATACAAACATCATTATTTCAGATAATATAGACGACGATCATATTTGTGCCTTACACCAATATGCTGATTGTTTTGTTTGTCCTAGTCATGGGGAAGCATGGTCATTGCCATCATTTGATGCTATGGGATTTGGTTCTAGTCCTATCTGTAGTGATTATGGTGGACCTAAAGAATTTATAAATGAAGATTCTGGCACACTGGTTGGTGGATCTTACTCTGTTTGTAAATGTTCTGATGCAGCATTCCCAGATTTATTTACAGGTAGAGAGTACTGGTTCCAACCATGTGAAATGCAGACACGGAAAGCTATGAGAAATAAATACGAAGAACATAAACAAGATCCTGTCGGTACTAAAAGAAAATGGAAACTCGCTGGGTTAGAACAAACTAAGTTGTTCTCTTACGAGAATATTGGTCAGCAAATGAAAGGACTGTTAAGTGAGTCTACAAACTCGTAAATTTATCAATCAATCAATTAATGATAAAGATAAATACAATATAATTACTTTTCCAACACATGAACGATTTGAATCAGACCTTTGTAAAACAGGCCATGATTTTTACGGTTTCATTGGTGAAGGTATGAAAACTTGGGATGCATCATACGCAGAAGTGCCAAATAATTACTACATGATGCCTCAAAATTCCCTTCCGTCTTCTATTGATTATGATTTCATACTTGCTAATAGTAAGTTTGGACATCTACAAGCAGCTTATAAAATTGCTAATGTTTTAAAGATTCCAATTATCTCTATGGAATGTACTGTCCCAACCATCAACATTACAAATGAACAGCTCAATAATTTTAGACAAATGACTGGTGATTTTAATGTATTCCTTACAGATTATTCTAAAGAGCAGTGGTCAATAAATGGTGAGTCTATTGTAATTCCTCATGGAATTGACACAGATATATTCAAGCCAAACCATACAGAAAAAAAGCCGCAGGTGTTGAGTATTGTCAATGATTGGATTAACAGAGATTATTGTTGTAATTGGCAGGGTTATGTTAGAATCACTAATGAAGGTAAAGAATTTCCAACAAGAATTGTTGGTAAAACAGAAGGATTGAGTGAGCCTACTTCTTCGGTTGAAGAATTAGTTCAAGAGTACAACAGCTCTCAAGTATTTCTAAATACGTCAACTTATAGTCCTATTCCTACAGTATTATTAGAAGCAATGGCTTGTGGTTGTGCAGTAGTAACAACAGCGACATGTGAAATACCAAATGTAATAAAAAATGGCGTAAATGGATTTATGTCTAATGATGAAAATGAGCTTAGAGGATATTGTAAGCAACTACTGGAAGATGAAGAATTGAGAAACAAAATGGGTGCTGAAGCTAGAGGTACAATATTAGCACTATTTTCTGAAGAAAAATTTATTGAAAATTGGAATTCTTTATTCACACAAGTATATAGAACGGGTCGGTCATGAAAAGTATGTTTGAAAAAGGCTGGTCTGCGTCTGGAACTGTGTGTGGATGGGGATCTGAAATTGCACACACAGAAAATATTAGAAAACAATTACCCCAAATCATTAAAGATTATGATATTAAAACAATAAATGATGCTGGCTGTGGAGATTTAAATTGGATTTCGACTATTGATCTGTCTGGTATAGATTATTTAGGATATGATTTAATATCAAGAGACACATGGAACAACAAATTAAAATGTCAAAATTTAGATATAATAACTGAATGTATGAGAGATTCTGATATGATCATATGCAGAGATGTGTTCATACATTTACCTAATGATATGGTTAATAAATCTATAGAGTTATTCAGAAAATCTTCTAAATATCTACTATCGACTACATTTAATGGAGCAGATAACGATTCAAGAATGGAAGCTCCAAATATGAAACATTCTAAAATATCTTTAGAAGCCGCACCATTTAATTTAGGGCAACCCCTACTTTGTCTTAATGAAGATTATGAAAACAAATTGTCTTGCTTATGGTTATTAAAATAAATACGGAGTTATAAATGAAAATACAACTTACTATTCCAAATCAACAAAAGATTGAAGGCATAAGAGAAATCGCCGTAAAAAACGGTAATATAGATTTTGAAGATATCTCCGACAATGAGTGTGAATATATTTTGGCAGATAAAATTCTAAATCATTTTGACTATAAAAATATTACAGATTGTCTAGTTAGTCTCAGAAAGAAACTAAGAATTGGTGGTAAAATAGTAATTGGAGGCATTGATCTAAGAATGTTTACTACTAATGTTATAAACAATCTTATGTCTACAGAAGATGCATCCGAAGTAGTTGCAAATTGTAAGTCTATGTCAGATGTAACACAAATTGCAAATATTATATCCCAACTTGACTTAAAAGTTATAACCACTCAGATTAATGGTATATATTATGAAATCACCGCAGAACGATAAAGTGGCTATGACCTGTAAGGGTTGTAAATTTGCTAAGAGGGTTGGTAATTTACAAATAGGCTGTACCGCTAAAAGGATAAAAAACTTTAAAGAGCGTCAAGAGTGTTTAGTTGTTAAGGAAGACACAGGTACATTATATGGTCTCACAAGGCTATGTAATCTATATAGGGATGAAGACACTGAGATTACACTTGAAGAGGCACAGAATGAAATTAAGCCTACTTTCGGGATAGCTATATACGACGAAGGTAATCCCGATAAAGTAGAAAAAACTATCAACTCAATTTTAGATACTCAATATCCACCCGATAAAATAAAAGTAATTATTAGTTCATTTACAACTAAAGATGTATCAAAGATGGCACATCTTACTAACACATTAATTGATAATGGGTTTAAAAATTCTAAGTTAGTTTTGACAGGAGTTAAAGAAGCAGAAGTTCGTGACTTCAGTTGTTTCTCCAATTTGTATGGTAGTAACTATTTGATTAAACTACATGCTGGAGACATTATTAATCCTGATTTATTCTCTAAAATAAATATCTCGCTTAATCATGATTTAGATAAGAATATAATATTTAAACAACAGGACACAGTCTGCTCATTGTTTTCCGCTATTAATAGTGAGTACATGAACCATAATGATTTCGATAAAACAGTTGAAAGCATTGAATCTATGGCTCAGTTAAGTAATATGGTAAAGGTTGTATGAGAAATAAGAATTTCATTACTAGTCCGAAAAAGGGAAAGGTCTCCAAGAAAAAAGAATTTATAACCGTAGTCTTGCTTGGTGAGAATCATGGATATAGAATGAAAAGCTATGGACCAATCTCTATGTTGAAGTTAGAGGATGGTAAGACTGTTATAGAAAAACAGATACAAAGTATTCAGGCGACTTTCCAAAATTTTGAGATTATTGTTTGTGTTGGTTTTGAATCCATTAAGATTGTGAGTTTTTTAAAAACGAAATTTTCCAACATCAACATTAAAGTTGTAGAAAACCAAATGTATTACAATTCAAACTGCTGCGAGAGTATCAGGTTGTGTTTAAATACAATAATGAATAATAAGATTATTTTTTTTGGTGGAGGAGTTTTATTTTCTCCATTACATTTAGACATGTTAAATTTTGAAAATTCTTCGATAGTGACGCAAAATCAAATAGATGATTCTAATTTTGAAATAGGAATTATAGAAGAAAGATCTAAACTGCAAAGGCTATCGCTAGGCATAAAGGATAAATACTGGACTGAAATCCTATATTTAAATAATACTAATGCAGTCAATCATTTTTATAAAATTGTTTCTACGACAGAATATAAAAACAAATTTATGTTTGAGGCAATAAATGAATTATGTAAAAAACAAGATCTGTACATTCAAGAAAATGTTATAGATAGGCCGATAAGAAAAATTGATAACATCAAGGTTTTAAGAAAGACCACAAAATTATGAAAATGCTACTACAAAATTATTCAACACCGCTTTCTACTGAAGCATTGTATCTTCATAGGTGTATGGTTGAGTCTAAATGTGATGCAGTGTTTTGGGCCGATAAGAATATTAGTACATTTGATATTTTCGATGCTACCAGCCCAGATGTTTTCCTGACTCACTTTCGGTTCATTACACAAGACATTATGAAATATTTAAGTGGCAGCAATATTGAGGTGGTTTTGAATATCACGGGTGCAGATAATCAAATGATTAATCAGATTGAACAAGAATTTGCATCAAGAAAAATTAAATCAAAACTATTGTTTACAAACACTCACGAGTTAATGAGTCCATTAAATAAATCACAGACTAAATTGATTAACATACTACCGGGATTGGATATTTTTGTTCCTAAACAAGAAGTTACACCATTTAATTTATCAACCTGTATTGTTACAAGTGGTAACGCAGATACAATCAAAAGTTTTACAGACAAGGAAGAATCATATCACACAATAGGAATTGGAACTGATGAAAAAGATTTTGATTTTAATATTGACATTGCGAGTTTTATCAGTATAGTTGATAGGTATAGGAAAGCTTTACTGGTTGACGATTTACATGTTGTGTTTTCTCAATTATTTTTCGAATCTACTTTTAGGTGTCCTTCCACTATACTACAGGTTCCAGACAATCAAAAAGAAACTCTAAATAAAATTTTAGCAACATTGTTTCACGAGCAAGAAGCTGATAACATTTCCGAGGCTATAAAAGGACAAATCAAACGTAAGCACACATGTTTTAATAGAACTATTAGACTATTAAAGGCTATTGAATGTACAGACGAAGCCAATAAGGTGAAGACCTTGGAGGAACAGCTATGAAAATATTGGCTCAATTTCCAACATTAGCAAGACCTGAAAAGTTTTTGTCTTGCTTAAAGAAGTATCTCAATAACACCAGTGGTCGGCATAGTATATTTTTCAATATCAATTGCGATGTCGCTGACGAAACTATGAATAACCCTGACATGAAGGATATGATGCAGGAGGCATTTCATAATCAGACTAGGAACAATCAAGATAAATGGCACGATAACTTTTGTTCTGGAGCCGTATACTTTGAAAAAAATACAACTAAAATTGGTGCTGTAAATGCCAATATCAATTGGGAAAACCCTTACGCAATTAAAGGGAATGTTCTCATAGAGGGATCAACGAATTGGGATATCGTAATTGTTATTTCAGATGATATGATCCCACAGGTTGACAACTGGGATGATTACATTGCAACAGCTATGATGGAACATTACCCAAGTCTGGATGGTTGTGTCTCATTCGACGATGGATATGCTGATAAGGGTGGGTTGATTACTTTTTCAATTTTGGGGAGAAAGCTATACGATCATTTTGGTTATATCTACCATCCTGATTATAAGAGTCTATATTGTGACGATGAGTTTACACAAGAAGTTAAAAGGCTCAACAAAGTAACATATATCGACCAAATGATTATTAAACATGAGCACTATGCTCAAGATGGAAATTCTAATTCTGGCGATTATGACGCCTCTGCACAAAAAACACTTTATTTTTCGGGTAGAGATGGTCAAGTATTTGAGGAAAGAAAGAAACTTGGATTTCCAAAACACAGAATAACTACAGATTAAGGAATAAAATGGAAATACTAGGTTCGTTACAAAATATAGCTAATGAATTGTATCGTCGTCATGGAATTTCATTAGAAATTAATGGATGTATTCATATTGGAGCACATGAGGGTCAAGAATATCCTCTGTATAAGCAATTTGGTATTGACAATTTGTTATTTTACGAACCACTACCAGATAATTTTGCTGGTTTAAAAGAGAAGGTGGGACCAGAAGTAAAATTAAGAAATATTGCTTTAGGTAATACTACTGGTACGGTAGAGATGTATTTAGAAGATAGAGGATTGTCTTCATCAATACTTGAACCAGCTTATCATTTAGAACAATATCCACAAATCGAATTTAATAATAAGACCGAAGTTGAAATCACACGATTAGATGATGAGGAGTTCGACAGGAACGATTACAATTTTATTAATGTGGATGTTCAAGGGTATGAGTTAGAAGTCCTTAGAGGGGCTACCAAGACATTAGAACATATAGATCTGGTATTGTCAGAAGTAAACAGAGAAGAATTATACAAAGACTGTCCAAGGATTGAAGATATTGATAATTTCTTATCAGATTTTGGATTCCAACGTATAGTTGAGTATTGGCAGGCAGATGGTGGCACATGGGGCGATGCATTATACCTAAAGAATAAGGGTTAAATATGAATTTATATAGTATCTTTACTCCATCCCATAGAGATATGTATGAAAATTACTTTCTCACAAGTATTCCAGATGAATTTAAACTACATGTAAAGGAAATACCACAAGAATGTCCTACTGGAAGTTTCTACCAAGCAGGGTGGGATAAGACATGTTTTAGAAAAGTTGAGTTTTTTGAAGAAATATGTAAAGAAAATTTCGGAGATATGTTTATATTTTCCGATGTAGACATTCAGTTCTTTGGTAATTTTAAGAATGAAATGATTGAAGAATTAGGAGATTGTGATATAGCCTGTCAGGATGATATAACTACATTTAGCTCAGGATTCTTCATCTGTAAGTGTAATGACACGACATTAAAGATGTTTCAAAACATGAAGGAGTTTTATAACCGTGAAGATCAAACATCGTTAAACGATCAAATACACATATGCAAGCACAAATTTCTATCAAAAAGATTTTTTACATTTGGTCATATAGTACCTCGACCTTGGAATGGAGAAGACTTTGATATCCCTGATGACATACTAGTACATCACGCAAATTGGGTTGCTGGAATTGATAACAAAATTAAAATTTTAGATTTAGTAAGGGAAAAATTCAATGCTGGAAAAATTCGACCAGTTTAGACCCAAACCATTATATCCTACATATCCACCATACCACCAAGGATTATACCTTGAAGACTATTTTTGTGATTGGTTTTATAGTAACAATATTGAAACGACAAGAAAATTCATCCCAGTAAGTTGGACTACTTGTTACATAGACAAAAAAACAAATGGATTACAGGAAGCTTTAGATAGTTTGAATCCAAATGATAAATACTTTGTTGTATCCCAATTTGACGATGGTATTTTGGAAAACCTACCACCAGATACAATTCATTTTAGTGCAGGCGGAAATAAAGGAGGAGTGCCAATACCATTAGTTTGTTCTACTATGTATAATCCTCTACTTATGTGTCCAAATAAAGTCTCAGTAGAGAATAAAGATTTGTTATGCTCTTTTGTGGGGTCTGTTACGCATCCCATTAGGTCTAAAGTATATGAATCAATGAAGGATAGTCCAAACTGTAGCTTCCATTTAAAAGATTGGAATCCTGAAGTTAGCAATCAGGACCAAAGCACATTTGTAAATATTTCTACAAGAAGTAAGTTCGTCCTATGTCCAAGGGGTTATGGTTTAAACTCATTTAGACTTTATGAATGCTTCCAATTAGGATCTGTTCCTGTTATTATTACCGATAAATTCTTTCTTCCTTGGTCGGATGAATTAGATTGGAATGAATTTGCCGTACTGATACATGAAGATATGATTCCAGAAATCTATGATGTATTATCAACTATAGACGATGAACAGTATCAGTGTATGCTAAATAATGGAATGAAACTATATAAAGATTATTTTACTTTAAATGGAACCTGTAAAAATATTATTAAGAGAATAAAATGAATATACTAATAAATTACGCACACTTAAGATATTACAACTCTAGAAAGGACAATACGTCCACTGGATTGAAAGTTGGTGGATTTGATAGGGTAATTGAATATAGTGTTGAAGATATAGATGAGGATTACAGAGTTAAATTCGCAAATATCTTAAACCAAAGAAGAGGTGCAGGATATTGGATGTGGAAACCATATATAATTCACAAAACACTACAACGTATGACCACAGAAGATGTTCTATTTTATTGTGATTCAGGAGCATCATTTATTAATCATGTTAAACCATATATAGAAGCATGTAAGCAAAACGAAAAAGGCATAATTTTATTTAGAGATGGACATATAAATAAAAAGTTTACCAAAAGAGATTGTTTCGTATATATGGATGTCGATAGCGAAAAATATATTAATGCCACCCAACTAACAGCAGGATTTCAATTTGTAAAAAAAACAGATTTTTCTATAGAATTCTACACAGAAGCTTTGAAATATGCTCAAAATGAAAATATTATAACTGACCTACCCAATATTTGCGGTCTCCCGAATTACCCTGAATTTGAAGACCATAGACACGACCAAAGTATTCTCACAAATTTAGCAGTAAAACACAATATTAAAACCCTTCCAGACCCTTCACAGTGCGGCAATCATGTGAGAGAAGAAGGATTTTCTTGTATTATAGACCTTCATAGAAGGGGGTAAAATGAATAAACCAAAAACAATTATATGTGATATAGATGGAACCCTTTTGTACCACCACGGAGATCTTCATGCACAAATGAGTGAAAAGCCAGTGGTATTAGAAGGTGTACGAGAAAAATTACATAAATGGGATAAAAAGGGTTATAACATAATTCTTATAACTGGGAGGAGAGAATCTTGTAGGCAACAGACAGAAATGCAGTTACAAGAAAATAATATATTTTATGATCAGTTGATTATGGGAATTGGTGGTGGGAATAGAATATTGATAAACGACAGAAAGCCTGATAGTGGTATAGATACTGCATATTCAATAAATATTCACAGAAACGAAGGGATCGCAGAAATTGAGTTATAAAACAATATATAAACCTTGGGGAAAAGAAACTTGGCTTGAATTGAACGATAAATATTGTTATAAACGAATCTATATTAACGCTGGGCAAAAAACAAGCTATCAATATCATCATGAAAAGCTGGAAACAAATTATATAATTGAGGGCGTGGCTGAAGTTTGGCTAGAAAATGATCAAGGAGTCGTAGAAAAGAAAACTATGAAGGCGGGGGACTTTTTTACTGTCCTTCCACCAAGAAAACATAGGGTAATAGCGATAACTGATATTATTTTACAGGAAGTTTCTACTCCTGAAGTAGACGATGTAATAAGAATTTCAGATGATACTAATCGTCAGGATGGCAGAATAGAGCACGAGCATATGAAACCAGCACTGTGCATACTGGCTGCGGGAGTAGGTAGTAGGCTAGCAAATCTGTCGCGACATATAAACAAGGGACTGCTACCGCTCGACAATCAGGCGATTATCTCTCATCTCATTAATAAGGTTCCAGAAGAGTACGATATTATTATGGTGCTGGGATACAAGGGTGAAATGGTTAGAGAGTATTGTCATGCAGCCCATCCAGATAAAAATTTTACTTTTGTTACAGTTGATAAATATGAAGGCGAAGGAACTGGTCCTGGTTATTCAATCAAGCAAGCTGAACAATACCTACAAAGACCGTTTATTTGGGCAACGGCGGATGTAATTATTACAGACGATCTACCTACTTCTATAGACTCCAATTGGCTTGGACTATATCCTACCAGTATGTCAGAACGATACTCTACTGCGAATATCGAAGACGATGACATAGTTGCATTTGTAAATAAATCCAAAGATGGGTATGATTACGCATTCATTGGATTAGCTGGGGTTAATGATTATAAAATCTTCTGGGAGCAACTGAGCGGTTCAGAAATTGTAAGTGCTTATTATAACAGTGATAAATATCCAACATTTAAAGGATATAAGTTTGACTGGTATGATATTGGGACTATAGAAAGTTACCTACATGCCCAAAAGATATTCGATGACACTGTACAGTACAGTATCCCTAAAACCAATGGGGAATTTCTGTACAAGGTTAACGATAATTTTATTAAACTGTCTTCAGACGGTAAATTCATCAGCGGTCGGGTTGACAGAGCCAAGAAACTTGGTAAGCTGGTTCCAGAAATAATTTATAGCGGTAATCACTTGTATGCATACGAGTGGCTGGAAGGTAGCACCCTATATGATTGTAACGATGTCGATATTTGGAAAAAGTTTCTTACTTTCATAGAAACCAATATGTGGCAACGATTTGATAAGGAGATTAAAGAGGAATGTCTGAAATTCTATAAAGACAAAACACTAAATAGACTACAATTGTTCTTGTCCAATAGGGAAGGGTCATATTCAGGTGACCACATTATTAACGGTGTAAAAAATAAAAGCGTGGTGAAATTATTGGATGATTTTGATTGGGATCTAATTAGTGACGGACTGGCTACAGAAATGTTTCATGGAGATTTGCAATTTGACAATGTAATTTGTACTGATCAAGATCACGGTATATTCTGCTTATTAGACTGGAGGCAAGATTTTGCAGAACAATCTATCGGGGATGTATATTATGACTTAGCAAAACTATATGGTGGTATCTTAATGTCTTATAAGTTAATGAAGGATAATAATAATTTTTCTTGCTACATTGACAAAGAGATGGCAACTTATGATTACAAACATGAGCCTAAATTGGATGAATTTAAACTAATTTATGAACAATGGATTGTAAATAATAAATATGACTTAGAAAAAATAAAAACCATCACTTCTCTCATTTTTTTAAATATGGCACCTTTACACGAAAAGGAATTTGGAGACTTATTGTTTTTAAAGTCAACCCAAATGTTACAAAAGCATTATGAATAATATTAAATATTTTATAGGCCCAATGTCTCGTAATATAGTTGATGCTGTTATAGATATTGGTAATATTTTTGGCTTTATTCCTTCTAGGAGACAAATTGATTACGATGGTGGATATGTTAATAATTGGACCACTAAAACATTCACCAAATATGTGAATGGACAAATTATTATTGAAAGAGACCATGCAGGAGCAGGTCAGGGTTATATAGATGATGACGGATACGAGTCCTTAAAAACAGACTGCAAAAATGTAGAGATAATTCACATAGATCCTTGGAAAAAGTACCCCAAATACCGCGAGGGACTAAAGGCGTGCATAAGCAACTTAGAGTTTTGTTATTATACCAATAGAAATATTAAGTTCGAGGTCGGCACAGAAGCGGCCATAAAGGAATTTGACCCGGCATCGCTGCATACATTTTTGTCAGATTTAGAATCAAGACTATCACCAGAAATATTTGAAGCTATAGAGTATGTATCTATACAGTCTGGAGTTGGATTAAACTTAGGACAGAGGATTAATACTGGAACTTTCAGTCCCACCATCATGGAGCAAATGATCACCACTTGTAAAAGCTTCGGGAAGAAAAGTAAAGAACATAATGGGGACTACTTATTGAATAGTGAATATAAAGCTAGGTTTGATTTAGGTCTGGATGCTATAAATATAGCTCCTGAATTTGGTCAACTCGAAACACTGTGTTATTTAGATGAAATGGGTAACGACATAGAAGAATATTATCAAATTTGTTATCGTTCAGGTAGATGGAAAAAATGGGTTAATAAACACTTTATCCCTGAAAATAACAAAAAAGAACTAATAAAGATATGTGGACACTATGTATTTTCTGATGATAAATTTCTACTCATTAAACCCAACATAGATGATAAAATTAACAGGGTGATAAAAAACAAATTGAGGATCTTACATGAACTCGTGGATAAATAAAGACACTGATTTATATTGTTCGTTTGCACAGACTTCTGGCAACACTGGTTGTCAAATGATTAACACTGCGTTTTATTATTATGGATTGAATAAGGTGTATAAATCATTTTCTGTAGACAACATAGAGGATGCTATAAAATCTGTAAAGACGCTTGGAATAAAGGGTTTTGCGGTAACAATGCCATTCAAACAACAAGTACTAAAGTATGTGGACGAAATTGACGATTCAGCAAAGATAGGGGCAGCAAACACTGTAATAAACAAAAACAATAAGTTAAAAGCATACAATACAGACTTCTTGGCTGCAATAGATTATCTAAAATGTTTTACTAATAGTAATTTTTACATACTAGGGAATGGAGGATACGCACTAGCGGTTAAGGCAGCGGCAGAAACACTTGGTATAACTTATATTAATATTACTAGAAAAAACTGGGGTGAAATACAGCAACTTACGGACTGTGTTGTTTTTAATTGTACCCCAGTGGAAGGTATCAAAAATAAACTACATAACTCTGTGCAATTTATTGACTGTTTAGTGTCTACAGAAACTGGTAAGCAGCTAGCTAATTTACAAGCATCGTATCAATTTAAGTTATATACTGGGTTAGAGTTTCCAGTGGGAGCATAATAGCATGGAAAAAATAAAAATAGGATTTGTAGATTTTTGGGGAGATGGATTTGATAGAGAAAATAACTATTTTACAAATTTGCTTAGGACAAAGTATGAAGTTCAAATAGATCAAGCTGATCCCGATCTTCTGTTCTTTACAGTCGGATATGGGGGTGATCTGTCTGCATTAAATTATAAACACCACAAGTGCAAAAAGATTTTTTATACTGGAGAAAATTGTAGGCCAAACTTTGACGGACCAGACTACGTTATACAAAGAGGGAATGCAGTCGTAAAATCAGATTTTGCTATCTCTTTTGATTTCTCAGAGGACGAAAGAAATTACAGGTTCCCACTGTGGGGTATGTATATAGACTGGTTTGATAGTAAAACATATGGAAATCCAGAGTATTTGATACCTATAAATCAAGTATCAGATAATACATATATAAACACTCCGAAAACTGAATTTTGTGCCTTTGTTTTCAGTAACCCTATCCCAATGAGGCTGGAAATGATGAACACACTAAGTAAATACAAACAGGTTCATGGATACGGGAAATCTTTCGGGAATTGGAATTATGGTGAAAGTAAAAAATATGAGACGCTATCTAAATATAAATTCTCTATTTGTGTTGAAAACTCTTTATCTCCAACCAAGGGATATTATACGGAAAAATTGCTCCATGCTAAAACTGCTGGAACTATACCAATCTACTGGTCTGATGAAAAATGTGATTATGATTTCAATACAAAGTGTTTTCTTAATTTAAACGATTATGAAGATATGGAAGATTTGATAGAGGATATAATCAAAATAGATAAAGATGAAGAATTGTATCAAGAAATGTTTAATCAACCGCTATTCACAAATGGAGAAATGCCAGACTTTGTTAAACCAAACAATGTACTAAAATTTATAGAAGGAATACTGTAGTATGATAGATGTGGATCACATATACATATGTCACTGGAATAAGCTAAAAGAAAGAAAAAAGTATGTTATTGAACATCTGGAACAGCTTGGTTTAAATGAATATCATTTTGTTGAATGCTTCGATAAGGAAACTTGGGATATTGACCAAGTTCAAAAAGAGTATCCTAAAATTTTTGGGTCATCATCAAGAAACACTAAACTCAACCTTTCAGAAATATCCTTAACCTTAAAGTATTGCTGGGCGATTAAAGATGCATACGAGCAAGGATACGAGTCTGTACTTATGCTAGAGGATGACGTTGAGTTACATCCAGACTTCATAAACCTTTTTAATAACTTTAAAGGTCAATTACCAGAAAATTGGGATTTGGCTTGGGTTGGTTCATGTTGTGACCTACACGCAAAAGCAGTTCCTCACCAAAATGTCTATAGGGTGAATGGTTCAAGATGTACACACGCATTTATGATTAGTAGAAACTGTATTAATAAATTGATCCATAATATCCATGATGCTAATGATGCTGCTGACCACTATTTTAATTACCTAATAGAAACATTCCAACTTAATAACTATTGGTTCGAGCCATCTCTAGCAGAGCAAAATAAAAACTCAGAAATTTTTAATACAACTATCCACACCGAAGAATATTTAATTAAAAAGTACGGAGAATAATAATGAAGATTGCGTTTTATGACAACTCCCTTTGTTTGATGGGCACAACTGTAGCTATTTACGATTATGCAAACTATAATGAATCAATTCTAGGTAATGAATCCTTTATATTCTACCGCGAAAATAATCCTGCAAATGATCAAACAGCTATAGATAAATTTGAGAGACGTTTTACAAATAGAGTATTTTCTGGGAAATCTATTTCAGACATAGACGATAGATTAAAAGAATTAAATATAGATGCTATTTTCGTAATAAAGGCAGGAAGAAAAGACGATGGAGTTTTCTTTAAGAATTCTAAAATGTTAGTGCAAGCTGTGGGTCTTGTGCCACCATCAGAATCACATGGCGATGTATATGCCTACAACTCATATTGGGTTAGTGAATATTGCTCCAGCGGACAAATCCCAGCGGTCCCTCATATGATAGATTTACCAGAATTAAAAGAGGATTTACGATCAGAGCTTGGTATACCAAAAAACTCAATTGTGTTTGGTAGAAATGGAGGTCTTAATACTTGGAATTTACCATTCGTTGAAGACGTGATAATAGAAGCACTATCAAAAAGAGATGATATATACTTCATCTTTCAAAATACAAATGAGTTTATAGAACACCCAAGAATAATTCACATAAAGCCAACAGCAGATATGGAATACAAAACAAAATTTATAAATAGCTGTGACGCCATGATACACGCTAGACATGAAGGAGAAAGCTTTGGACTAACTTGTGGAGAATTTTCAACAAAAAATAAAGCAGTTATCACTTGGTTTGGATCTAGAGAAAGAACTCACATATCAATCCTCGGAGAGAAAGGGATTTACTACGACAATAAAGATCAGTTATTAGAAATATTTCTTAATTTTAAACGACAAGAAGGCAAAGACTGGAACGCATATAGAGAATATATACCTAGTGTGATAATGGAAACATTCAAAAAAATATATCTAGATTAGGGAATGGACATTAATAAATATCCATTTGTGAGCAAAAATGATAACTAAAAAAATATATCAAACTTGGGTTACTAAAAACTTACCGCATAGAGTAAAAGATTATGTGGACGAAATGATATTTTTGAATCCGTCATATGAATATGAGTTATATGACGACGAAGATATATTCTATTTTATCAAACAACACTACGATAAAGACATGCTGTCAACCTACGAAAAACTAAATATAGGAGCAGCTAAATCAGACCTATGGAGATATCTAATACTATATAAACAAGGAGGGATTTATTTAGATATAGATTCCCACATACATAAAAATCTTGATGGACTAATAAAAGAGTCTGATCGTGCTATAATCAGCAGAGAAGGGAATCAAGATACATTCGTTCAATGGTGCTTAATGTTTAGTAAAGAACACCCCATTTTAGAAAGAACAATCGAAAAATGTGTTTACAATATTAAAAATGAAACGACAGAAAATATATTAGAATTAACAGGACCGCAAGTTTATTCATCGGCTGTTAGAGAAATTTTGTTCCCACTTGATATTAATATTTACAAAAAGTCAGATTCAACTATTAACGAAAAGATGAGTTCTGCTAAATTTGATAACCTACGATGTAGGTTGTATACATACGATTACGGAGACTACTGTATATTCAAACATAAAGACTCGTATTTGTTAACCGTAGATAAGCCCCATTGGAGAGAAGAACACAAGATGAAATCAGTATTTAAAAAGGTTAATAAATGATACATTTAATTACACTTTCAGGAAATAGTAAAAGATTTACCGATAACGGATATCCACACAAAGCAGTTGCCGATATAAATGGAATGTCTATGGTGGGAACATTTGTGAATTCGTTTAAGGATTTTAATGACTACGAGTCTATATTTTTATGTAGACAAGAAGATCTCGAAAACTATAAGATAAAAGATGAGATACATAAATATTGTAAAGATGCCTGTGTTCTAACAATACCTCATAACAACCTTGGCCCAATCTACTCCATTAGACAAATATTTTCAGAATTAGATGACGATCAGCCAATATTAGTTAGCTATATAGACACATTGCAAGGTACTACTATACGTGATATGGTCAAAGCCTTCGATGGCTACGATGGCGGAATGACAGTCCACGACTTTAAAAACCCACATTGGAGAAGCAATAGTTATTACTGTCTCGTTGAGCACGATGAAAATCTAAACGTGACGAATGTTCGTGAAAAACATTCCTTTACAGAAGAAGATTTCGCAGATGCAAACAAGGGAGGATCAAGTGGTAATTATTTCTTTAGAAGATGTAGTACTATGAAGGAATATTTTAATTTCTTAATAGATAAAGATATTAAGGTCAACAATGAATTTTATGTTACTCAAGCTGTCGAACATATGGTCAAGGATGGACTAAAAGTAAAAGCATATAAATGTCCATATGTGGCACTTGGAGTACCTAGAGATGTAGAAGATTATATTTTTTGGATGAGGTGGTTTGATGATTTTAATCGCTCATAGAGGTAATATTGATGGACCAATTACGGAATTAGAAAATAGTCCAGAATATATTATTAATGCTATAAACAAAGAATTCCACGTAGAAGTGGATCTATGGTATACATATGATGGTCTATTTTTAGGTCATGACGGACCAGAGTATAATGTGACAGAAGATTTTTTATACACCCATAAAGATAAGTTATGGATTCATTGTAAAAACTTAGACGTTATGCGTTACCTAAGACAGAATGATTCAAATAATGAATTAAATTACTTCGGACATGATGACGATGAATATGTATTAACTTCAAAGAACTATTTATTTTGTAAACCAACTAAAAATTTAGATAAAAATTGTGTTTTAGTTATGCCAGAGTACTATAATTATATGTGTTCCGATGAAAAATGCCTAGCTATACTAACGGACTTCCCACTAAAATATAAGGATAAACATGAATGTTGTTAAAAAAGTAAAAGTATATTCAGGTATGCAAGTGTTTTTAGACTATTTAGTTGTATTTAGGGGGCATCCAAATATAAATTTTGAGCTGTTTCTTGATTATGATACTATGCAAGTAATTCGTCCTGAATATCCTAAAACATGGGCTGAAGATCTTTTAAGTTTATTAAAATTTTTATGTAACGATATTCCGAATGTAAAAGTAATAGAGGAAGGAGGAGGAACACCTAACGTAGAAATTATATCTGATACCCTTGCACAAGATATAGCCGCCCTTCTCGGCACACCCAAAAACTCATTACCATCTCACTCAGCAAGCAACCTATTTGGTGATGTAGGTGAGAAAGAAAACTATATCGTGATGAATACAAAGTGTATGACAGGAATAGATAAAGACCTACATCAATCATGGAGTGGAATAAAAGATACCTTATTTAGCATATTTAATAACTACGACACAAAAGTAAAAATCATTGGAGAGAAAAAATTTACTGAATGCTCAGAGTTGTCTTGGCACGGAACATTCTCTATATACGAAGATATTATCAATGGTGGTATTAAAAACTTACAAGACTTAACTCATGAAGATTCATTAAGTTTATATAATCTCGAATGTATAATTAAGAATATGAAGATATTAAAAAGATCTGCTTTCAATATTCATATTGGTGAGGGTGGTGGACAGGCAGTGTATGCACATATGAATAATTTACTCTCGCTAACACGAAAAAATTTGGAAACCGCTCAGTTTCCTATGTTTACATATGTTGACAACCCAAACTTTTTGATTAACACTGATAAAGATGGTTTTACAAGTTTATTAAGAGAAAAACTAGAAGCTATAAATAGAGAGAAGAATAATGAAAATTGATAAAGTGATATGGTGTGCTACAGAGCAATATAGCGATTTTTGGAACATCAATTCTAAAATACATAATAAGTTTTTAGATATGGATTGTGTCCTGCTACTATACGGCAAAAAAGAGAACTGCGATTTAAGTGAAGAGTATGGGAAAATTATAGAGATTGATTATATAGAAGGATATCCAACCACAGTTCAATTTGCATTTAATAAATTCCATTATACCAGCAATGAACCAGACACAACTTGGATGATAGGAGATATAGATCAAATACCTTTACAAAGAGAACACTTTATTGATAACATTTCTAATGTTCCAGACGACCACTATGTACACTTGGCAGAAGACGCTACGGAGGAATCGACTGGGGTTCCAATAGGAATATGGAAAAAAGACGGGCCTGCTCCAGACAGGTCTTATCTAAATGCACACTACCACGTCGCAAAAGGATCTACATTCACAAAAGCGTTAGAACTGAATCTATCATTAGAAACACACATTGTAGCATTACTGGATCAGTGGAGATCGCACCGTAAAAAAATTGGAGCTTCTTATGCAGAACTACAAGATCAACGACACTGGGGTGAAACTGAGATCAGACAGCACGGCATATGGGCATGGGAAGAGATTTATACGACATCCCTAATACATAAAAATTACTTAGATAAATTTACCGGATTTGAAAGACCGTTTAAACGTAATCCCTCTAAAAAAATATGCAGGTCTACAGGATGTCAGTTTGATAAAAACACAAAAAGTAACTATGTGGATATTCACTGCCCAGTACCATATTTAGATCACAAAGATAAAATACATGATATCTTACACTTTTTTTGGGAGAATTTATCATGAAGATAGCAGTATGTTTAAGTGGTCAACCAAGACATTTTAATATTGGGCACAAATACTTATCTGAAAGCTTATCAAATCATGAAGTAGATTATTTCTTCCACCTGTGGTTTGACGAATCAAATATTGGAGAAGAATTAAAAATATATTCTGATAGAAACCCGCGAACATCAGATGTTGTACAGCCAGATACTGACAAGAAAATATTAGACCTTTATAAACCAAGAAAATATTTATTTGAAAAACAAAAAGAGTTTCCCAAAATAGAAATATTAGATAACAACAACGGCAAACCACTTAAAGCAACAGCTTCCTCCGATATATTTCAATCAATGTTATACTCTAGGTGGAAATCTGGAGAGATGATGTCAGAATTTATGGATGAATATGATTTAGCTGTTTGGACTAGAACAGATGTAGCACCTACCGCTAAGTTTGTAGAACAAATAGATGATGACGCTATATACGATGGCTATAGCCCAGACTCACGTATGCATAAAGACCATGTAACTACAGGGATTATAGCTTCAACTCCTACTCACATCAAACACTACTTAGACCTCTATCTAAATTTCATGGATATTTTTAATGAGGGAATCGACCACTGTGATCACAGAATGTCGTTTTACCACCTTAACAAGCTTAATAAAGAATTTAAATTTATACTTGAAAATAATTGGTATTTTGTTAGACACGATCATTTTCTTCCGGGCTGGGGAGACGGGAGTATAATTAAATTTTAAAAAACAATAACAACAACAAAGCGTGAAAGGATGTCATAATGTTTCGCCATGATATTTTAGGGTCCACTTTAATAGATAATCAATGTTTCTATTTATTAGACATTGGTGCTCATGATGGAGATTGGGCCACAACTCAAAAAAGATTTAATACAGAACTGTACGTCTACTGTATAGAAGGTAATGAAAAAAATTCAATAGAATTAAGTAGAAAATTTTTACCTCATAAAATTGCAATATTGTCTGATGTTGAAAAGGAAGTAAAGTTTTACCTTAATAAAAATAATGACACTTGTACTGGCACGTCATATTACAAAGAAAATAATGATTACTATTTACCAGAAAATTATATTGTTAAAAAAACCACAATGTTAGATGATATTCTAAAAGATCAAGATATAACCTATGATTCTATCAAAATTGATACTCAAGGTTCAGAATTAGATATCTTAAAAGGAGCAAGTGAATATATAGATAATTTCAAGGTAATATGTCTAGAAACTTCTTTAGAGGAATATAATATTGGTTCTCCAGATCAAGATGAAGTTGTTAAATATATGGATAGTATAGACTATAAAATATCTGGACTCTGTGGTGAAGGAAGATATCCAGACGGTAAGTTATTTCAACAGGATTTAATTTTTACTAAAAAATAATTGGCGTTGGGTCAGAAGGAACAAAAAGTGAATATAAACCAAATAATAAAATCTTCAATCATAGATAACAAACCTATTTCATTTGGTAAAATGGGCAATGTGGAAGCAATGCACGCTCTCAGTTTTGCAAATAATCAGCCTCGGCTTTTTGGTTCATTTTTACATTCAAGTGCTGGTATTTTCACACCCAGTATAGATGAATTCAACGATTGGTGCTCTTCGTTTCTAGAAGCCGTGACAGACTTAGACTACATCTTACAATGGTCTCCACAAAAGGAAGATGAAGAAATTATAAACAATGTCACACACAATAAAAATGTATTTAATGATTTTGAAGGATTGGAACCATTTGTGTTTGGTAAAGAGGGATGGCACCATAGTCTATCTGATAAGAAGGTCTTGTGTGTATCTCCTTTCTCCGACACTATAAAAAACCAAATCAAAAAATTTGATAAAATATGGGATGGGGCTAAAGTTAAAGAGTTAGCCACGGTAACGTCTAGATTCTCAGAGCATTGGACTGGTGATAAGCCAATACCTTGGAGACAGAAACTGGACAGTATGTTATCCGAGATTGACAAATTAGATTTTGATTTTGCGACAGTAGGATGTGGAGGTCTATCGCTACATATCTGTCAGCATATCAAAGCAATGGGGAAACCGTGTGTCCACCTCGGCGGGGGAAATCAAATACTATATGGTGTAAGAGGTAAGAGATGGGATGATGGGTTCAAACAACATAACTGGTATGGTACAAAAGATTGGATAAGACCAATGCCACATGAAGTCCCTCCCTATCACGGAACAATGGAATTTGGATGTTATTGGTAAATGTAGCAAATATAAACCGAGTTGAAGGAGAACATTATTAATGAGAATATTACTAACAGGTGGTACTGGGTTTTTGGGCACAAACCTTACCAAAATTTTACAAGAAACATTTGGCAGTAGCCAAGTCAGATCAATAGGTAGTAAACCTTATAATTTATGTAAAGCTAGATGCACTGATGATGTTATCAGTAGAAGTGCTCCAGATGTTATTATACATACTGCGGGAAGCGTGGGAGGTATTGGTGCAAACCAGGAAAATCCCGGAAAGTTTATGTATGAAAATCTGATTATGGGAACTAATATTATTCACTCAGCGATGAAAGCAAAAGTCCCTAAGTTTATTTTACTTGGAACAGTTTGTGCATATCCCAAATTCACACCTGTGCCTTTTAAGGAAGAAGATTTATGGAATGGTTATCCAGAAGAAACCAATGCTCCATATGGTATTGCTAAAAAGACCCTTATGAGACTGGTGGAAGCATATCATGAGCAATACGATTTTAATGGTGTCAATTTAATTCCAGTAAATATGTATGGGCCTCATGATCATTTTAACCTAACAAGTAGTCACGTAATTCCCGCACTTATCTTGAAAGTTCATCAAGCAATAGAAAATGGTGATCCATCAATTACTTTATGGGGAACTGGTGAAGCTTCTCGTGAATTCTTATTTGTTGGTGACTGTGGCAGAGCAATTGTTGCTGCTATTACAAATAATGTTTCTCCAGAGCCTATCAATATTGGCACTGGTAAAGAAATCAAAATTAAAGATTTGGTCGCTGAGATTGTAGACATTATGGGCTATGATGGCGAAGTACTATACGATTCCTCAAAACCAGACGGTCAGCCTCGTCGATGCTTAGATGTATCAAGAGCAAAAGAACGATTGGGATTTGAGGCTGAAATTGACCTCAGAGAAGGTCTACAGAGAACCATTAAATGGTATATGGAGAATAAACATGCTTAAGAACATTGGTTTTTATATAGACAAAGTAAATACGGCAAATCGCAATATAGATATTTTCAAGACTCTAAATAGCAGTATTCGACGTAGAAAAATAAAGGATGCTAGTCTGTTTTATAATGATATTGATTACAATCCTACGATTCCATCTTTTGGAATGTTTAACGCTGCGGATATGTGGAACTTTACGGGAACATTATTCACAACATCACTGAATAATGCATTTAGTGCCAACAAAATTGTGAACAAATTTAAACTCTTCCATATCTACAATAGGTGGGATGATAAAGATATACTCAAAGTTTTAGAAGTAGCAAATACTATTGATGTTATTACTGAAGACGAAGAGGATGCAAAGGAATTTTACAGAATCACTGGTAAGAAACCCGTACACCAATTTGAGCAAATTGATGCTATAGAATTATTAGAGGTGTTGACATGAGTAAAATAGATGATAAAATCATTACTATGTATGAAGATGGTCACAGTACACACGAAATAGCAAAAAAGCTAAACACATACCCTAATAAAATCCGAAGAACATTAATAAAAAATGGTATTGAAACCAGAAATGCCAGTGAAGCTCAAAAGGCTTCTTTGGAAAAGGGTACATCTACACATCCAACGAAGGGAAAAATTAGAACGGAGGCTGAGAAATTAAAAATTAGCAGTAGTATGGAGGGTTATTGGGACGATATGGATGTAGATGTCAAGCAGAGAAGAGCAGAAGAAGCCCGACAGAGATGGGAATCGAGATCAGAAGAAGAAAAACAAAAAATGATCTCGTCTGGAATCAACGCAATTCGTAGGACAGCTAAAGAAGGATCAAAACTGGAAAAAGAAATTTTGAAGGGATTATCTTCAGCAGGGTATTCTGTAGACTTTCATAACGAAAATTTAATTCCTACAGAAAAATTAGAAATAGATATGTACATTCCTGCTTTGAAAACTATAATAGAGGTAGACGGTCCATCACATTTTCTACCAATATGGGGAGATGACCATTTAAGAAAACAAGAAAAGTTTGATCTGAAGAAAAATGGAACATTGCTATCAAGAGGATTTGTTGTTATAAGAGTTAAAGCATTAAATGCTGCATCATTAAGCAGAACTAAAAAACTGCTTGATAATATTATTGAACATTTAGAGTCTATTAAGGAAAGTTTTCCGTCTAAATCTAAACGCTTTATTGAGGTTGAATTATGAATGAGGAAAGAGATTTGTTTGACAGTGTCACATTAGATTCACCAATGAATACTGATACATCTGTAACGGATATTGTGCTAGAAGACGCACCAAATATAACATCTCCAGAATGGAATAATTATGTGATCAGTTTATTCGAATCTAACGAGCTAATCGATGGTATGCCAAAATCTGCTGGTTTACGACGAGTAGCAGAGTTGATTTTAGGACCAGTAAGAAGTAGTGGACCTGTACAAGTGTTCCCACCTAAAGATGACCATTCTCATGGACGTGCCACTGTGGTATGGAAAATAGAGTTTATGAACGGACAATCTTTTGGTGATGTAGCGGATTGCTGGGAGGGTAACACAGACGACACATTTTGTGCCTTCTCAGTCGCTACGGCTGGAACTCGTGCAGAGGCTAGAGCTTTGAGGAAGGCTCTCAGATTGCGATCTGTGGCCGCTGAAGAGGTAACTAAGAAGGATACCGCACAAGTTGTTAGGAGCATTAGTCGTGGGAAAACGGTTGAAGAGCCAACCGCTGGTGAATATCAAGATTCATCAAGAATGACTGATCCACAAAGTAATCATATTAATGTGAAATGTAAGCAATTAAATATTAATGTGGGAAATTTATTTAAAGAAGAGTTTAGTGTATCTGTGAGTAGAAAAGTAACTAAGAAACAAGCCAGTGCGGCTATCGAACAGTTAAATTCCTTCCAACGTGATACATCGTCAATCCCTAAGTCTATTATTGGCTATAACAGTGACTGGAGAAATTAATGAGAGTAAATTACACAACGGGAAATGGTAGATTAACAGTAGAATTAGAAGGTGATTCTGCAAAGAATGTATTTGAAGATCTGGCTAAGTTTCAGGAGGTTTTTGAAGAAACCAAGTGTGGAAAATGCGGATCAGAGAATGTACGATTTGTAGTGAGGAATGTGGACGACAACCTATATTACGAGGTTCGTTGTATGGATTGTGGTGCAAGGCTTGCATTTGGCTCCCACAAGAAGGGTGGTGGATTGTTCCCACGTCGTAAAGATGCGGAGGGGAACTGGCTACCTGATGGTGGATGGACCAAGTGGAATCCAAAAACAGAGAAAAACGAATAAACCAAATAAAAAACCCCGTCCTTTTGGGCGGGGTTTAATAATGACCGTCGAATAATAAGAGATAATGGTGACGGACTAGATATACTCTAAAGTGAAGTATAATCCATAGTTTGTTTTACTACCAATAGTGGTTGGCGAAGCAGATAATGCTAAATACCAATCGTGTCTAGTAGCTTGATGGGCTGTACCTTCTTTAGTCATATGATTGAAATAAGTAGTATCACCTGTAGGTAGTGGATCACCAGCAACAGTATTTAACCCACTTGTACCAGGAGATGCTGTCAAAGTCAAGTCAGGTGGAGTGCCACCTTCTGTAGGGTCATATTCTGTCCAACTATGATTAGCTGAACCACGATGTGCTAAATGTCCTTTAGTAGCACTATGTCCATCAAGAGGATTAGGATGTCTCAATTCATAAGCTTTAGTAGTAACTTCAGTAGCATGAGTTCCAATATCACTTCTATCAAAAATTCTCAATTTACAATTCTGAACACTAACAGCAGAATCATGAGTAAATCTAATGTTTAGTGGTGCTTTATAGTTGGGAATACCAGATGTACCAGCAGAACCAGCACCATTGAAAGATAAGCCACTTTCTGAAACATATTTTGTATTCTGCGTCTGAACCGCCTGAGTAGTACCATCAGCACTCGTGACGAAAGTTGTATCTTGATAGCCAGCAACAGGTACGGAAATACCAAATCCACCACCATAGAAACCAAGACCTGAACCAAGGTCATGTCGAATCAATGTAGCTTCAGTGGTTTGATCTGTTGCCGCTTCAAAGTTATTTATATGAAATGTAATAGCTGCCATTTAAATTCTCCTAAAAGAAGGTCATTATATTGTATTATACACGGAAAGTTAATTTAATTAATTATTATTACCCTTATGAACCATAAGTCAATCCCGTATCTGGCCTAAGTTGGTTGCTTAGACTTGTGGCATCGCTTAATGTACTACTGCTGCTACCCTGATTCCTAGTATTGGCTGTACTACCATCATTAGCAATAACAGTTGTGGAGGCTGAACCATCTGGAATTATTTCCAAATTAATAAATTGCTCCATCGCCCTTGGTCCACCTCCTCCCACATTCCATCGTTCATCAAAAACATGAGATATATCATTATGATAATGTAGAAATACATCATACTGATTCGTAGGACTGGGCTTGGTTATAATAGCATTCGTAGTAGAGGGACTAGATATAGCTTTTCTAATTGATCCATTTAATTCAGTCGGAACTGGAGGTTCATTTACCAAATCAAAGATATTCTCATCTGTAGCCTCTTGGGGGCCGGTTAGTGTAATCTTTTGGGTTATAATTAAACCATATTTAATATATGCTTGTAAACCATCGCCGTCACTCGTAATGTTCAATGGTTCAACTGTAACTTTTGCAGCTTGGTAGCTTGGTTTATCTGTGGGTGCGAAGAAATCCGCAGGTATAAATCCACCACCAGATTCAATGATAGTAAAATTCTCAATCACCCCATTTGTTCCTGTGTTTGCTTTTAAAATGACATTTTGTCCAGAACCACCTTTCGTAGTAAAGGTATCTTCGTCACTATATCCTGCACCTCGACTATGAATTACAACTTGATCGTCATATGTAAAACCGTCCGGAGATGTTATCGATTCAATACCAATTACTTTAACTTTATTAGTAGCAGGTAGTAAACGTCCCCTAAAATAAACGTCTAGCTGCCAATCTTCAGGGTTTCTCCAACCCGATATACTAGAATCATTCCATACACCACTTAAGGGAACATTATTTACATCTTGAGCACCCCATATCTGGTACGGACAGGTATCACATGAATTTTGTTTATCCCCAGTCGGGATTGCTATTGTACCCATTCCAGTATTCGGATGGCTTCCAGTGTCTTTAATTAATGTTGGTACTCTGATATCTGCTTTAGGAAAACTTAGTTCCTCTACCTTCCACTTACCCGATTCAGAACCTGTTGGAGAATATCCTATTGGCACTCGGTTGCTCATCCCACTAAATCCACCAAAACTATCTACATCTTTTAAATCAAGCCAATTTTGTTCTGCTGATGGGGTATTATCTGGACCACCAGTAATCTCTGTAACCGTCATTTTACCTTCTATTTTATATGATGCCATATATTTGACACTTGGAAATCTGTTATCTCCCCCCAAACCTTCACCAAAATGAAATACAGCAAAGAACCGTGGATCGTATACTGTTTGTTTTTTAGGCCAGTGTTGAAAAACCCTCGCATGTAAACTGGTGTTATTTAATCTATTATAATCAGTTGGCTTATCACCAAAAGATGAACTCCAATCACCACCCGCAGGATTATTAAAAAACCAATCATCCATACCAAAATAATTCTCTTTAACTTGAAAACTAATAGCAGTACCCGCAGTAACTGTAACTTGAGCACCAATAATTCCAACACCACCAGCAGGTCTATCATATTTTTGCCAGCCATTCGGACCACCTAATCGGAAATAAGGTTTAGGAAATGCACTATTTTCAGATGGTAAATAAGTTTCAATATCTAAATTATATTTAAAGCCTGATGGACCTATAATACCCGTGGATTCACCGGGTTTCTTAAAAATCGTTTGCCTCTGCCAAACTTTGTCTGATATAGGTGATCCAGTATATCCCGTCTTAAGATAACCTCTATTTGCCCAACACCCACGAACACTGTCATCGGTTATTTTAGTGGGTGATCCCCCTTTTGAAATCTCAAAAGCCGCATAAATTTCAGCCTTCAATGGTCTAAATTGAATCCTACCTTTATTTTTTGGTGTAAACCCAAAGGTATCACCACCATCCTCACGTTGTAACCAAGCATATCTCTTCGAATCTTCACTCCATAGCCGAGTGTTGCGTTGCATGTTGAACCCAGGTGGAATCGTCGGATCCGGAGGGATTGGCTTAAACCACCAATATAAGCTATCAACTAAAGTAATAGGACTACCAATACCATCACTATTAGGAGATGCATGAAGAGCAATATCCGCTGGAAGTTGAAGTAATGATGGCGAACCATCTTGAAAAGGACTTCCTGCAGTGTTAGAATGACCAGCGTCACTATCAAATATTTTTGTGCCTGTCGGAATATCATTGACATACACAAGATTTTTCCGCCCCTGCGACCCCTTGTCGGGATTGCTAGCTACCATCTTAACAGTACTCGATTCACGATATTCTGTATATTTCGCACCACCCTCATATCCATCAGGAAAAACACAACCAAAAAATGGCGTGGTGGTTATTCCAAGAACATCAGTAAGATCTTCCATAGGTTGACCATTAGCTCTAGTGCCGATTTGAGTATTACCTAAAGCATGTGTGTCTCTTGTACCACCAACATTTTTTCCCATCATATCAAAAGAAGTAATCTGTACATAACCATTTTGATCATGTTTGATATGATCTAAATAAGGATTATCTTCTAAATCATAATATTCATTATAAATACCCTTTTCATATTCATCGAACGTTATTGGGTTTGTTAATGATCTATTTGAGGATTTAAAATAATGTTCAGCATTAGAAGCCATAGATGTAATAGACCAATTATCCACACTAGGAACAATCGGCTGTGGTCCCGAAGTAATATCAAAGACCTTTAATACTTGCCAAACTCCTCCACCACCATTATCGGCCAGCATCACCTCTTCACCTTTAGCAAAAGAAACAGTTGAATATGCATTGATTACTGGAATTTCGTATAATTCATTTTTTTCATCGTCAGAAAGTCCACAGGCATTTTTATATTTATATTCTGGACCCCAATCAAGAGGATTTCCATCCTTCATCATAATTGGTCTGGCTGTACCAAATTTGACTGAACGTCCTGTTGTCGTATTCCGAGCACCTTCAGGAGTTTCGTCATCAGGTGCATCAGCTTTAGGAAGATCACTAGTCATAACAGCCATTACAAGTTTATTTCCTGCACGAACTTTTCCAGAAGCTGGATCTGTCCATACATCTAATTCACCAGCAATTTCTTCATTACCTACTAATCTTCCTGTAACATCCCTTGCTCCATGTTTTACTCCTAAAGAATTTTGTTGAGATATAGCAAAACTTGGATTTTTAGTTGCGAGAGTATGAGTTGCTAAAGGTTTCTTTTTATATAAAAGAAGTTTCCATTTGACAGGAATTGTACAGATTTGATCAAACCCTGGTAAACGAATATCTACATAATTAGTCCAAATAATCCCTTCATGATCACTACGACGAATATCTCTTACAAATGTAGCACGAGCTTGATATAAAGGATCACTCATATGTCCTTTATCATTAACCCAATCATTCAGTTTGATAATAGAGGTTATTTTATCTGTATATTTACCGGCACTAGATGAAAAATCACTAATTTTAAGATAATTAAAACTATAGTCTATAACCTTTACCTTATAACGCCAATTACTATCATAACTCTTATTTGAAGTCAATCCAGTATAAGTTATATTTTCAAATGTCCTGCCTTTGGGTCTTTTGGTCTCAATATAAAATTGCGACATATCTGTTGGAACATTATTTGTTAGAATATGTCGCATTGCAGCGAGAGGATCATTAGGTTCATCAATGGAAAAAAGATCCCAGTAATCTGGTGTAATATTAATTAAATTAGCACCATTCTGCTCAGTAACCCAATCATATAAAATACCTGTAGTAAAAGACCCAAGTCCAAGATCGTTCATTATCGGATTTTTAGTTGTAAATAAATGTGTATCAGCCATTGTTATTCTTCCTTTGCATCCAGTTGTTGATCTACTATATCTTGTCTCTCGTAATTATGCCAACCACGAATAAACCGACTACTCTCTCTGCCATCTTTACTAACTACGGCTGTTGATTGTTCTTTTTCCATACCTAAAATATATGTACGACCACGTTCAGCATTTCTTTGGGAGGGAGTCAAGTTAGCTTGACGCCTAATAGCAGCTTGTAAAGATATTTTAGATTCTGAAGTCTTGTCTCCTCCATTCAATGTAATATTACCAGCCGTATCATGACCTGCATCAATACTACCTTTAGCTTTAAACACTGAAGTTTGATCAAAACTTAATTCATTAAATGCATCTTCTATATCTTCCGAAGCTCTTTCTAAAATTTCGCTGGCTGTATTAGAGACGATTGAAGATGACTTTCCGAGTCCTTGTCGAATCATACTATTATTTTGATCAATAATCTTTTGTCTTTCTCTAGCAATTTTTCCGATTAATTCTTCTTTTTGTTTCTGTAATTTACCAAACCGTGAAGTATATAAATCCATATTTACACTGGTACGAATACTTGATTCATCCACGGAAACATTAATAGAAGTGACCAAAGGACCACCAGCTTTTAATGCTGCAGCAATAGATAATCCAGTTGGTGCTTCAGGTATAGAAAAACTACCCTTTTCACCAAATAATAATAAACTATTAGAAAATTGAGCCTGTAACGATCCAGCCTCGTTCATTAATTGATAACCAGCAAAATTCCAAGGAGCAAGATTTTCATCCTTGACAAATTCTACTTTACCGCCTATATTTGAGTATCTTACTGAAGCATTGGAGTCTATAATACTTGCAGACATCCAAGGTCCATAACACCTTTCATTAGAAAGTAATGGCATAGCAACTAAATCTGGATATATTGGTGATGGTTGTGATGTGCTGACATTGAAATCTTCATTCATATATGCAGAAGTCAAAGCTTCTCTTTGAGCTTTTATCGCCGCAGCAAACTGTTTAAATTCTTGTTTTTGCCAATTTAAAAGTATCTTTGCTTTTTCCACATCATTAATCTTACTCTTAGCAATACTGTTATATGTCAAATCCCCAACGTCTATTGGACATTCAATGCCGGATGCAAGAAATTCATCCCTATTAACAACAGGTGCTGGTTTGTCAAAACCCTTCGGACCTCGTACTACATCTTGAGTCAATTGATGTTTAATCTTTGCTGGATTCACATTGTAAGCATCACCATCTACATATCTAGAATCTAAAATAGGCTTAATTCTTCCGGGTACGGTGATTAAAGCGTAAACATGATCTGGATCAAGATTTTCTTTTTCAGTATCAATTAAATAGGCATCTACGTATTCGTTATATGTTCTTTGGAAATCTATATTTTCTACAACCCTACCATCAGCACCACCATTAGCACTTGGAGAATATATTCTATATGGATCTTCAATCATTGCTTTGAAACAACCAGAAGATTCCTCTACAAATTGTAACGGTCTTTCATTTGCTACATATTTAACATCCCTACCATATACAGTAACTTGTGAACTAGAGGGCTTTGGACACATATACAATTGAGCATCAATATCACACGAAACAAATGTAACAGTTTTTGGAGTATCTATTGCATTCATTCTCTTAATTCTATCCATGTCAGTTCTATAACCAGGATTTGTATTTTCCAATTCCTCCATAATATCAGGGATAAAACCTCTATCCCCTTGTGACTGCTGTACGATCTTATCTTTAGAAACTGAACTCATATCCAAAAATTGACTATTATCATATCTAACATAACATTTCATTCTACCATTGTAATCAACGATAGTACTCAAATCTTTGGGTGCTAAAAGAAATTGAGTTGACAAAGGTAATTCTGATTCACTAAGAGTAGAAGATTCTGTAAAAGATAAATTTCTATTATGTAAAGCAAAGTTAAAAAACCCACCATTAGTAGCAGGTTGATAATTAAACTCCCACTTTTCAGAAACAGGATTATAATTATTCTTCAATGCCCCATATGTATATTCTGCCTTAGCATCCTTATCTAAATAATGATTAAACAATTCCCTACTACTAGTTGTCGATGTTCCTTGATTAACATCTATTATTTGTACTTGACTTAATAATCCACTAATCTCTATATTGAATATAGAAGATGAAGAATAACCAGCATCGAAATTAATCGGCTGTGACTTAAATCCAAATGGACCTTTTTCAACCTCAACTTCATATGGATCAAATTTAAATTGAGTATCATAAGATAAATTACAAGCCTTGGGAATTTTCACTAAGAATTTTTTACCTAAATTTTCCTCCGCAATTCGTCTTAGAAAAGCATATACTTTTTTAGCATTTTTTTCGCCATCTAAACCAATATCTGTAACCGCCGCTATATAACCAGCATTATTTTTTAAAAAATTCGCACTCTTAACGGTTTCACCAATAAGGTTATAGAATTCTTGATGATCTTTAGATAAGTTTCTAGATTCTTTTATTTGATCAGATAGTATTTTTTGTGATTCTGGAGATATATCTAAGTCATCAATTGTGCCAGAAATAATATCTTCAAGCACTTCAGATAAAGCATCCTCTTGCACAACTATAGCACCACTATCAATTTTTTCCTCGATACGTTTTTTCATGTTGTCAAAATTAGTTTGTATTTGCTTATATGGTTCAGCAAAGCTGACGGATGCAGCTTGGGCAATTCCTATTTTTTCAGCACGTTTATAATAAAGCGGATAACCATAAGGGGGAGAACAAGGACTTGCTGGATAACCATCTAACCCCATAAAATCTTTATCAGAATTAAATAAACAACGTGGACAAGTTACTCCATAATTCCCATTACGAATAGCCTCAAGTGCTAACCGATTTCTGGGGCTTGTCTCTGAATATTTATCCAACAGAGCATTAAAATCAACATCATCTTCTAAATTCACTAAAGCAGCACCAGCATATCCTTTATAGAACTGTTGATCGGCAGAAAGATCTTCAATATACAATTCACTATAATTAGCTAAAAATTTAGACCAACTACTATAACTTTTTAAAACAGTTCTTAATTCAAGTTCAGTAGCAATATAATAATTACCAACTCCATAAGCATTCAGTTGAGATGTGTCTAATAGTATCTGTTGATATGAACCAAATCCCCTTGGAATACTAACAGCACTTTTACCTAAGAAACCATAAAACGGAAGGATTTGTTGTTTGAGCGAAGTTTCTAAATCCCACTGTGTTTCCTCTAACAATTCAAAATCATTGGGAAGTCCATTATTTTTCCTTCTAAGTTGTAAATTATTTCTATCCCTATGATTAGAAAAATAGAACATATCAACTTCATTTGCACCGACAACAAATTTATCAGTTGTCACGTTAGATAATTCAAAACCAACGTCTTGATTTTCAACCTCAACACCATTCGCCGCAAGATCATCAATATAAGACTTAATTGAGCCATAATCTGGCTGAACCGATCTATCAATAGCATCTATACGAATAACTCCAGCAATAACATCTGTAGTATTCCCATTGTTAATATTATACTGATTAAGATTATATAACCAAGAATATGCTGGATGATCAATGACCGGCAATAAACTAACAAATAAATCATGACTGATGACATCAGCAAGCTCTTGTGCCAAGTCCATTAATGTTAATTGATCAAAGTCCATAAAATACATTTGAGGTATTTTTTCTAAAGGAATACCACCAAAATCAACTACATATTTATAACCCCTAAAATCAATTGCTCCTCCAAATCCAGAATTAACATATTCTTGAGGAAGAGCACCTTTAAAATTAAATAAAGCAGACAATGCTTGGTCAACTCTATACCAAGGAATACCTTGATCACCACGTCGAGAAAAACCCTGACCCGTAATTGGGAAAGATGGTGGATAATTACTAGTAGTAAAAGGCTTAACATCAAATATATATGTATCATCGCCCGTATATGTAATGATACCTTTTGCATCCACATTTTTTGTTAGTATATTTTTAGATTTTAAATCAAGATTTGGTAAAACATCAGTACCTTCAATCTCTTCTTTCAATTCATCACTAACATCATACTCAAGAAAACCATATACATTAAATAGATTCTTATTATTAAAAGTAGTTCCTTGATAATTGTTTAAAATTACAGTAGCATTTGATAAAATTTCTCTTGGATCAGTTACATTTAAACTATATAATGGATTACCATTTGGACCTTTAGTTTGAGTATAACTCTGTAAAATACCCCCAAACACAAAATGATCTTTACCACGGGAATTATTAGTGGCATCAAGCAATGAACTTTTATCAACCCATGTATGAACTGCATTGGCACCAGTGCCAGTAGTATCTCTTAAGAAGTAATTATCACCAGGAATCTGTGTGATATCACCATTAGTTGTCACGGTGGGAAAATCAATAACGGACGGAATAGTACTCTCGTTGTATGTACCATCTAAGGTTTTTCTGTAAGCTTGATCTATTGTAGCAAAATTTTTACCAAATTTAAAATACACAGGAGTACCAACCACAGGAGGTTGGAATGTATCAATCAAACCATTATGGTAGACATCATCTCCTTGACCAAGTGGCAAGCCATCAGATTTGTTGTATTCATCATTAACTAAATCTACACTTAGTTGAGATGAAGTATCACCAAAGCCAGCACTTATATTAAAACTTCTAATAGAAGCACCCAAGAAAGTTTGTTGGGGAAATCCCTGTGCTTCCTCAGTCCATCCAGCCTGGGAAATAGATCCACCTTTACCCTGTGGTAACACATGATTTGCAGGCCAATCTAAGCCATATTCACCAGTTGGTGGTATAATTGAATGTTCCGACATTTTTCCTCACCTTAAAATACATATGGATTAAAACCGTTAGATATTGTATAATCTGAAAGATATGGTATCTGTACAGGTATACTATTTACACCTGTAGTATGATGGATATAATTATTAAAAATAGTAAAATCTGTGATACCTGATAATGCCGCATCCATAGAATTAGAAAAGGATGTCTGTAATCCACTAGCAGCAAAAATACCAGAAGTCTCTACAACATTTCCACTAGGAGCATATGTCCTAATTGTACCTGAAGCATCTATAAAAGTACTTGGACTTGGAAAATTAACATTAATACCAGAACCATCATTGTAAGAATGGTCTTGGGAATAATCATAAAAGTTGGATTCTCCAGAGGGCAAAACCTGTCCAGAACCCAAAACTTTTTGTTCATCTGTTAAAGGTTCATTTGTCATTTTCCGCCCTTTTACATTTGGTACAAATCATTCTCAAGAATCCAATTCATATGTCCAAGTAAGATTGAAAGAATATGATCCAGTTTTTGGTTCCCAACTTTCTGAAGGAGGACTAACGAAATACTTTCTAATTCCAGGCTCATTTTGAGGAGACAGCTCTTTAATTAAATTACCTATCTGTGTGGCAGATGGTTCAATGACACTTGGTTTCTTGAGTAACAGTGGATTTCTTCCACCACCATAAGGAATCTTTGTGTAATCCATTAAAAGATTAATTGAAAGATCTCTTGTATATTCAGTTCTCCCGCCGATATATTGTAATACTGGACCAGTTTTTCTACCTAACACGGGAATGACAGCAAAAACATCACCAGGATAAGTATCATTGACAGATATACTTTCAGTTAAAACACCAGAGATGATATTAGTTGGTCTATTATCGAATTGTGTAGAATAAGTTATTTGCCCTGTATATTCATTAGTACCAACCGTCATACTTAATGGTTGAGAATTAAGTTCTACAGCAACAAGATTATTTGCACGCTTATAAATATCACTAATTAAACCAAACTGACCACTATTACTAACAGCAATGTATTTAGACATCGCATTATCAAAGGCTGATGGTTTATCCTCAGAACCATGTCCACTTGGAGATATTTGACTTAAACCTTTAATAGTTCCATCTATATTCACACCAACAAAAGCGGATGAGGTATCAGAAGAAACTGATGAAGAATAATTCTCATAAGCAGTTCCACTTGCGAGCAACCAAGTTTCTGTAACAGTATATGTACCAGCGGATTGACCTATAGACTCATTTCTAACATGACTAAATCCACCAAAACTATCTACTAAATTAATAGTGCCGCTACCAATTTGACCCATAATATTAGGGTATTCAGTAACATTATCAGATAGTCTATCGGTTACAAATTTGCGAGCTTGTTCCCAAGCTACTAATCTTTCTCCACCTGGTTTATAATGTGTTTTACCAGTGGCATTTAAGTTATGAGTGATCCGATATGAAAATGGAAGATCGGGACTTTCCCCAGTAGATTCATCAACTTCAATAGACCAATCTTCAGTGTAATCATTAATAAATGCACCACTTAAAGATCCTAATAAATCTCCTTCTGTTTTACCATTTTGTAGCTCTCCAGAATTAGGAACAATGAAAGTACCTTCATTATCAACTTTTAAACTACTATCACCGCCTTGCCCATAAAGTAATGTATCAGCCTCAAGGCTTATCGTAAAATCACATTTATCAACCCAAATGCCTTCCGAAAATTGAATATCTACTAATCTTGGATAACATATAACTACTGGAAGATCTTCATTGAAATCAGTAATTTCTAATCTTTGTCCATCCTGGGCAAATAATGCACGTAATGCTCTCTGTTTTGTAACAAGTGCTGTAGCGGCTTCATTAGGTTCAATTTGTTGTTTACTTGGTCTAAAATTACCATAATGAGATTGATTAGTATCAAAACATCCATAGGGACCACCAAATATTAATGGATCATCCGCCTGATTATTTGGATTGTATAAAGTATATCTATTATTTGTTAAATGATCAATTGCATAAGGAGTGCCTTGATCAGCCAATAATGTGCCCGTTAGAGTGATACTATAGGTAACACCAAATGCTTCACCAGCACCATTCTTCAAGATCTGAGTACCAATATTAACCAATGGAGTTGGTCTAATAGTACACTCGTCTTGATGTTGATATCTTATTCTAATAGGCATTATTTACCCCTTACCCTTAGATTTAAATTCTCTGTGAGAATTTCATTCTCAACATAGAGAGTGACTTGTTCTTGTTCGACACCACTGACAGTTTTTAAGAACATTTGTAAATTACCACTATCCAAACCAAGGACACCACGATTATATAAAGCCATATTATTATACACATTTGCAGATGGAGCACCTGATAACATCAGGTTCATATTACCACTCATATCGACTGGTTTTCCAGTAGTAAACAAGGTAAAGCTACCGGAGTCTGGTGTGCCAGGTAGTAAATTACCTCTAACTGATACCACATATGGTCTCTGTATCGCAAATCCTTTAGTTGAGGCATCATATCCTGATGCTTCTAAGAAGATATGACCCTTGGAATTACTATTAACTATACCGCTGGTGGTATATGTGATTGGATCTCCAGTAGTGTTTTGACTAACATTTAGTGTTAATGTATTTAAATGATCAGCCTCACGATCTCCAAATACTCTTGCAGTCATAAAACTATTAGAATTAGGAATAGTTGGTAATTGCTCTCGAAGCATCGCATCGAATGTATATGCTGCACCAGCATTTTCCATATTTTCACTGGTAATATGATTGCCACTTGTAGAATAATTATGATTAGGAGAACCAACAACTAATGTATAATCACTATCACCACGTTTAGCTCTATGTAATGCTACCGATGTACCAAAGTAATCATTTTCAGTTCCAGAACTAGCAGCATCTATTAAGTCTGTATTTCTATCTGAATACCCTTGGGCATTAATCTTATCAGCTTCTTCCCATGTTTTAATTCTATTTGGCCAGTCAGTAATTCGATGTTTAAAGGTGAATACTGCACCGTTATTAAGTACCATCTTACCACTGTCGCCCTCAAAAAGATCTACACGATTGCCAGAACAACCTAAATCCCAAGAATTATGTTCGTGTATCTTAAATTCAGCATTAAAGTCTTTTCTAATAAAAGCAGTATCGCTATAGAATACATGTTGATGAATTGTTTCAAAATCATGACATGGGGCACCGACAGCCAACATATCAGAAGTAATAGCTACAGACCTGCCAAACTCATCATTTCTGTGAGCATGAGCAATCACGTCGGCAGGTAGAACATTATGATCACCCTTGTGATCAGATAGATTATCCACAGTTGGATTATCAAAACCTAAACTTAAACAACCAGCTTTAATTTTGTCTTTATATTCCCAAGGTAAGAATGAACCCACTACATTAGAAGCTTTTTCAGTTCTTTCAAAATAGAATACTGCACCAACTCCACCATTACCTGATATCTTAGCTGGATCAATACCGCTATTATAATGATTAAGTACAGAAGGCCAGCTTATAGCAGGATGACCAGAAGTAAATGCATTGAATGGAGAACCAACTACTAATTTGTCTTCATACATACTAATATCATATCCAAACAAATCACCTGGATAACCAGTACTATATACATCTAAATCAAGATAATCTTTACCCGTTTTCTTTAGTAGATCTGGAACACCCCCTCCTCTACGAGCATCCATATAATCCACACCATTAATAACACCGCTATATCTCGGATATGCACCATAATTCTTGATAATTCCAGTTTCAAATATATCAATTGCTTCTTTTATTTCCTCTCCAGTGTCTGGATCTGGTTCCCTAAAAATATCATTTGGATGTAAACTATTTTCAGTATCAGAAAAGACATTAACACTTGGTGTAGAATAGTTTGAATCACCAAACTTAAGTGTTGTATTATCGATACTACTTAATGCAAGATATTTACCAGGACTACCGCGTTCTGGTGATAATAATTTTTGCACTTGACTATAATTTCTACCTTCTGTAAAGAAGTTACCATCGTCATCAGGATCTCCTGGGCTTACTGGATATAAACTTCTCATAAATGCCTGATTACCAGCATTAGTATCATTTCTGTAATAAGCATTTTGACCCTGTACGATTGTAGAATCAGATATTACTACAATAGTAGATTTGTTTAATCCATTAACAAACCCACTGAAGTTTTCTCTCTCTACGGCACAAACCATCGGACCATCTTCAATTTCACTACCACCAAGACACTCCTTATCTGATTCTCCATCTAATGTATTAAATATTTCTTGGTCTGGATCAGTATCTCCAGCTCCTGTGGGATTATTACCTGGATCACAATACTTGGTATTATCCGTCATAATGGGTCTAAATGTAGCTGGAAGTGTAACTATTCTCTCAGGACTACCTTGGTTTGTTATTCTCCAGTAGAACCTCTCGCCAACCTGTACTTGAGTTGTTTCAGTAGTTGTAAAACTACTATTATTAACTGGCAATAAACAACCAGATATAGATAATAACCTTGTGGTAGCAGGAAAGGTATTATTATCGAGTAGATAATCATGAAACGATGTGTCCGGCTCTATTAAACCACCACCAATCTGTGATGGACCAGCAGTATTTTGTGGGGTTTTGAAATTAAGTTTAAAAGTAGTTGTACCAAGTGTATCACCCGATGGAACATAAAAATCTAACTGTAAAGTCTCAATATTATGATTAGTAGTTGACGACAACCTATGTTCATGATAAAAATCACCCGGAGGCACAAATACCTGATCTGAGAAAATAGTTGGATCATCCTCATCTTGCTCTAAGAACCAATCTCCTCCTCCTGGAAATGCCACATTATTTGTGCTATAACTTAAACTAAGCTGTTCATTAGTATTTTCAGAAACCCGATTAATGAATAATCTATATCCTGAACCTTTCTCAACATTAAATGTAGCCGAGGCATTATTACCAGGAACATACCAACTATCTGGAGATGCAATTAATATGTCCTCTACAATCTGATCCGGAGGACCATCAAAATATAACAGTTTAGTAGTATTGGAGCCTAGTTCTATGGAGAAAAATGAAGAATAGACAAAGTTTGTTGGATCTGCAACATCTGGTAGAGAGACATGATTAATAGAGGGAAGAGGTATGAATAATCCGCCATCTACTTCGGTGGCGTTTGTTATACTGGCAAAAACATAACCTTCAGTACATCCAATTGTAGATATATCTAAACCGACATTCTGATGTTGATATACACCATTATTAAGTCCATGAGCACTTCTCAAGAAAAACCCACCAAAGTAAACTTGAGGACCGTAAGGATTTTCAGAACGTCGAGGTTTTGTAGTTAAATTTAAACTTTCACAAATACTTCTTACATTAGATGCTATTTCTTGATTTGCACCATAAGTAATAACAATTTTCTTCTCCACAAGATTAGGATTTTCTGTGTCTCCCAAATTTTGTGGTTCAGCATGTAACCAACTTTTTATAGCATTAAGATCTGCTTCAGTTGGTAACCCTTGAGGATTGGCAATCCATAAAACATTTACATCATCTGGAATCTCTTGTATTTCACCAGCTTCAGAATTAGAACCAAGAATTACATTTTCTCGATAGGATTCCAAACCTTGATATTCTGACCACGCTTGAGTTATGGCTGATTGAGAATATGCCGAAGTAAAGGATGAACGTCCAGTCCATCCGCCTAACTGATAAACTTGTCCAGCATTGATACAATCTTTCATAATCAAATTATTATAAAATAGAATGTTCTGGTCACTATTAGGAGTGTCTACATTATTCACACCAAGAGCCACTGATGACTCAAGACTCATATTAGCCATTAAATAAACACTATGTATTGTAGGATTATTTTCATCATCAAAGTATTGTTCTTTTGTTATAGCTATTGTTTCCTCAGCTAATACTTCAGTTTGACTAATTGGAGGTGTAGCTTGATTAACACCTGTAGCATATATCAATCCATCTCTCGTACTTCCATCAGCAGTCGTAAAGGAGTCTGGATCATCAAAAGTACCCCTACTGTATTGATTAATATTCACACCAGCAAAATTAGAATTATCATCTTCGTATATAGAAAATGCTACTTCATCAATTTGTTGTTCAGCAAATTCACGTTGCAAATATGTTGTATTTTCTTCTAAATCTGCATAAATAGGTTCAGACATTAAACTTGAAGCTGGAGGAACTGCAGGAATAGTATAAGTTCTTTCTGGCACATCTTCAGCAGCAACAAGAATAGGACGTATATCTTGATTAGGTCGCCTGATTGATCCCCTTGGAGGATAATCACAATCTGGTTCAAAATTACCAAACTGGAGTGGCCAATTATTTTTATAATATACATCAAATGCACCAACACCTGGAATAGTTTTCGTACAAACTTCAGTCCATTCAGCACGTAAATCACCATTATGCATATGTGGTAATCCACATCCCGCATTAAAATCATTACAAGGTGTAAATGCAAGATAATTTGGACCCAAATCGTCAGAGACATTAATTCTAATATCACCAACACCACTTGCAAATATACTTGCGTTAGAGATCCTAGTCGATGTAGCATATGAAGGCACTTTAGATGCTACAACATTATATTTCTTATCAAATACTTGGCTCTCATTTCTAGCACCAACTAAAGCTTCATGTGCATTTCTTGCTGGATGAATACTCATTCTTGAGCCAAGTTTTTCAAGAATTTTATTGAGAATAACATTAGAGTCTCTATATAATCCATTTTCCTCGTAAGATGGGTCATTACCGACCAGCACCAGTGTCCTATCACCAAGTGCTAACCAGTCTTTAATGTTCTGAATGATTTCATCACTAGCCGCATCTACTTCTGGAGTAATAATAAATGCTAATCCAGCATCTTGTGGAATTTCAATATCACTAAATGCAGTTCTTGTAAACGGACGCTCAGACCCATAGAATAAATCCCATTGATCGTAGAAACCCTGATCTACTACACTCGGATGCATTGTCCTATCTAAATTACCAAACTTATAAAATTCTACTACACGATTATGAGGATAATAGTTTCTTGATTCAAAGACTCTAACAGCACCAGCATTAGTATAAGAAGCCCAAGTATTCTGACTTCTATACCAAACATTATTGTCGTCAAATTCATTAAATGAATCTGTAGGAGCACCCACAGCAATAGTTTTACCACTTGATGAAACTGCTGTGCTATAACCGAGTCTGGATGTTCCAGCAAACTCATCAGGAATAAAACTCCAAGTTCCACGATAAGGAATATTACCATAACCATAAGTGTAAATATTCTTATATAACTCAATTGGACGATTAATCCAATACGACTCATCTATTCTAAGTAAAAACTTATCACTTGTAGATAAATCATAGTAGATTTGTTGAGCAGTTTGTGTTGTACCAGAAGCAGTTAATAGTAAATCGTATTTAGTAACTTCTTCAGTTTTATCTTGGTGAACAAGCCACGGTCGAATGTTATTAAGCATCCTTGTATGCTCAGATGGATTTCTTTCAAATACTTCTACAGCATTTGCATCATAAGGACTACCAACTGTAATAATTTCATTTTCATCACTAATAGAAACAGAATGTCCAAATCTTGTACTTGGTATAGAACCTAAATTAATAGCATAATCATCAATACCATTGTTAGAAAATGTTGATGTAAAATCTCTTTCCGTTTTTGATTTAATTTCTTGAACTAAGTTAAACTCATTATTTTCTTTTTCAAAGATATATACTCTACCACCAGACGCAGGAGGTATTTGGAATTGATAGGCATTACTATTAGCCCATTCTTGACCAACACCGCTGGTTATAAATTTTAAGACATTTTGAGAATTTAAATAACCAGTAGCCAATGTGTCATCAAGCAATTTTACTGAGTCTGTTAAGAAGTTAGCAGTGTTTGGGTTACCATCAATTTCATTGACATGACCAGCCTGTGGAGATGCATTCGATGGATCATTTACACCACTAACAAAAGAATAATCATTATAATAACTTATAAATCGATCAACAGATTCTTTAAATGCATCAGTGTATTTTGTTGAAGCAGTGTTATCCTTAAAGATACCAACAATTGGAGGAATTCCACTATGCGGACTTGTAGTGTCATGAGGGAACATCTCCAAGAATGCATCTTGAATTCCACTAACATTTCCATTTATAATGACTTCTTTACTAGTTTGTTCAAGTAAATCAGGATCATTTTCTCGTTCAATATATTGGTGATTAAACCATTCAAGATCAGAGTAAACTACGGGCTTGTTATCTACGTGACGTGCCGCTTGGAATACTAACAATTTAATATCTATACGAGGCTGAAAACCCTCTAGCCAAGGAGCAGAGAAATAACGATATAAGATTTTATTCTTTTCTGCAGTATTAGCAATTACTCCCAAATCTTCATCTTGATAATTAAACTGGTCAGTAAATACCATCATACATACTGGAATACCAGATTCTGTAATAGTATCGAATTGTCTAGTCCATCCAGCACCGGGAGCACCAATTACAATAGTTTCAGTGTCTCCAGAAGATGCAATATCTACTGAGTGACCTAACTCTCTACCTTCTTGACCAACATTCCATTTTTTAGCATCAATATTCCAACTACCGAAACTTATAGCATTTGGAATTTCTCTACTAACAAAATCTCTCTTAAATCCAGAAGGAAGAATTAAATGAGTCGCTAATTTCCAGTCAGCTTTTTGTCCAGGAGCATCTTCATTTCTTCTATAGACAAATGCAGCTCCAGCATTGGTCATTTTGTAGCCAGACTCATCTGGAATATCTATAAACGGAGAACCGACAACCATTAAGTCTTTGTGGACCGCAACTGATTTACCATAGTTATCCTCTGGGTTTCTTCCAGAGTCTGGTAGAGGATATTCAATAGATGCATCTCCACTTAAGGCGGGATCATCACCAATCAACTTAACCCCAGAATAATTGATATCAGAATTTATTCCATATTCCCATTCTTCTAAATCTCTCGGAACTTTAATAGATTCTGTATTACCAGTTTTCATTTCCAGTGTAGCAAAATAAGAATAACTAGGAACTAATTCCGTATATTTTCTTATACCATAATAATTACCACTGTAACCAGCTTCAAGATTTGTATATGTCTTGTCGGCTCTCATAATACCGCCTTCGACACATTGTTCTTCACGCCACACAACATCATCTGTTTCTATGACAGCATCAATAGCTTTGTCTGGACTATTTCCAATGCAAGATCCATAACCAATTAAATCTACACCTCTAAGCTCATCATCGGCAGGTAAGGTTGCATAGGAATTATCAAAAACATTAATTCCTGTACCTACATTATTATTGAACCAATATAAGTAATCTGAACCAGCACTGGCATAATTATATGTTGATAGTGGATTGGATGGACCAGCATAATTTGCAGTTGATAGATTCATAGAACCACTAGATGCGGTTGTGCTATAATTATCACCATACAATGTAAGGTTCATATCAGCATTAGTAGAAGCATAACCTGTTTCCAAATACAGGTTCATTGATGCTGTAGGATATATTGATACTAATGCCGATGTAGCTAATGTTCTTAAGTTAAGAATACCACTATTATCAGTTGGATCTGTCTGAAAATCATTCAGCACAAATATTGGCATATTAGCTTGTATAGCATCTGTGTCAGCAGTTGGACTAACAAATGCATTTAAGTTGAATATACCACTAATCAAACCAGCAGTTTCAGTGTTTACTGCCGTTAAGGAAAATCCTAAATGATCACCACTGGCCGATGTGAGGATTCCCTTACCTAAAGTATGTAGATTTACAGCACCAGATTGCTCAATCGGCATTTTACCAGAGGTAGATAAAGTCAGACCAGATTGTTCAATTGTCATGAAGTTAGTGGTGAATAAATTAAATTCACCTCGACTTGCAAATAATCCACTCGTGTGAAGTGGCAACCCTGAATTTTCAACCTGGATAGGACCAATAGTGTATAGTGTAAGTTCACCACTAGTTGGCGATGGACCATTATATAGAGACAACATTAGGTCTCTATCATCTACAACATGACCACCACTCGTAGCAATATTAAGGATTCCAGAATCAGCAGTAGGATTCACATATGCATTTTCCATCCTGACATGTGCAGTGTGGATATCAATTGTAGACTCAAATGAACCACCAGATGGATACACAACATCATACTGTAAGAACATATCATCCACATCTTGTGAAAAATATTTCTCTTTAAATTCTTTTAGTTTGGCTTCAATTGGGAAAGTGGCCCATTCCTCAGATTTATCACACACATCATCATATGTAAATGTACTATCGAGCCTATGTATACCACCAGATGGTTCCAGATAATGAGTACTACGATTAATTAATCCCCAGTTAGGATTGGCAGTTTCATAATATGGTTCTTGTTTTTTGGTATACAGACTAACAATCAATTTCGGTCCAACTTGACCACCACTCCATGTAATATCGTGATTAGTAGTGTGCTCCAAAACAGTCTCTACGACTAAAGCATCATCTACAAAATTATAACCTCTTGGTAGGCTCTTGCTAATTCGTGGATAAACAGAATAGAAATTATTAGGAGTATCACTTAAATGGAATCTTAAAAAGTCATTTTCAATTTGACTATGATATGCTACACCGCTATCAATTGTAGAAGGTAGAGTTTGATTTGTTTTAGCATAATAAGGTTGACCATCACTACAGACTTTGAAACTAACAAGATCTCTATTGGTTCTTTTGGAAATTTGAGAAAACGCTAATGAGAAAGGTTCATATTTGAAATCACCCAAAGTCCAATCGGTACGAGTATCCTCATCGATATTCTTCCATAATGTATAACCATCATTAGACGATGTGTCAGTATTATCCCACCAGAATAATCTGTTGTTTTCTAAAAATCTTTGTGCAGTGATTTGCTTATAAGTAGGATCTGGATTAGAATATACAACATTACCAGAGTTAGAGACACCTAACTCAGTAAGGAACATATTAAAACCAACACCGGAACCTGTTGAATTACCAACCACGAAATTACTATTCGCACTATGTAAATGGAATGGTGCGACAGAACTGGCTCTTAAAGTTTGCCAGTTGGGTTCGAATTCATTATCAGTATAAAGTTTTAAACCACTAAGACCATCATCGTTATAAGTCAAGATTACACTTAATGGATATTGGTAGCCAGAACATATAGCAGGGTCTTGTACTGTATGTATAGCACCAGCATTGTCTCTAGCATAACCACGTAAGAAGCCACTAGCATAACCTAAAGCGAATTCAAGATCATTACCTGTATCCCATTTAGAGAACAAGCAACCACTCTCGAATAGATCGTATCCTACTCCAGAGACATTGGCATCTGGAGAAAATCTGGCATACATACTAAAGCCAGAATCAGGAACAATATTTATATCACCAAAGTTAATATTGGAATTATGTCCAGATATTCTAATGGCAGTATTAAACGCATCTGCAATTTGACCAGACAATGGATGGTTATGGAAATTGTTGGAACCGTTCGATAATGAACTCCAGTCAATAGTTTCATAAGCACCAGTATATCCTGGCAACTGATCAGCGAACAAAGTGGAATTTTTAAATCGCCAACCTAAGTTGTTAATTCTATATGTAGAATATGTGCTTGAAATAACCCCTGTCAAATTACCAACACGAGGTATAACACTAACACCATTCTCTTTATCAAAATCATAGAAACCAGATAAGAATGGATAATCTAATTGTGGATTGTAGAAACCAAAGCCGAATGCCTCTTGGTCATACGGACCTTCAGTTAAACCATCCATACCCCGCCATCTTCTGGAATAGTTAGTTTTTAATGAGGTGTTTTTAGTAGAATAAGCTTGAGGAATTCCACTTATGTAAGATAATGAACCGTAACCAGATCCAGCATTTAAATAACTATCATTAGGCTGCATCGAGCTTGGGAAAATCTTAGGTTCTGGTCTATCTTCCGATGTAACTTTTCTAACTTCACCACCTTCAGTAATCATCTTTAATGCATTTTGCGGTGCATATGTAACCAGCATCTCTACTTGAGAAATACTCGCACCACTCGGTAATGGATAGATATCTAAGTATAGATTCTCAAGCAATGAACTCATTCGATAATCACGAGAACGACCGAGAGTAACATTGTCATCATAAATCTTTAGTGGGATTTCATACCAAGCAAATTCCGTAGTATTAACCAATGGTCCATCAACAAGAGAATAATGGTCTTCCCCAAGATTAACAAAGTGACTATTATCACCACTTACCTGGAAATAGTTTTCCCGTTGAGACAGAGATGTGGCACTAAGAGCAAGATCATCTGATCCACTAAATCCAGATGAGACAGGATAGTTGCCAATAGGATTACCTGATGAAGCCTGTAAGAATCCACCAACAGCACTTGTTATATTTAAAATACAATCGTCACTATAACCGACAACATCAAGCACATAGTCCCTTGAACCAGATTGCTTTTTAGCCCTAACTCGTAGAGTTATACAATCACGATCAGCGACAAAGAATCCATCATTGATATCATCATCTTCAATATTTAATTTATTAAAGGCACCATTTCTAATACATGTACCACCGATAGTTCCATCAAAGCCTAAATCAAATGCACCACGAGTTCTGGTTTTAAGATTATTAGGGTCTGCATTATGACTCATCTTTAATGTTAATTTACCAGAATCTGCTACACCAGATGTATGGTTCATAATAATAAAGTCTGAATCAAAACTATTATTAATATTATGAATTAATCTTTTTGTTCCTACAGTATTATAATTTGAAAAATTAGCATCATCACTTGCATACCAAACACTACTTACCGTAGGATATATAGTAGTATCAAAATCAACCAACGGCATAGATGTTGGAATTAATGTTCTTTGTACTTTATTACCAGTAGAACGTACTTCCGAGAAAAGAGTAATATAATCTTCAGTACGAGGACCACGACCACCACTATTACAAATTTCAATCGCAGAAATTCTAATACTTGGTGTTGGATTTATATAACTCTGACCCATACTGGATAAAGGAGAACCATCTAAAGCAAGATAATCATCACCACTATGTAGTGGATCTGGTACATCATAATCTTCTTCAAAACCAGGATCAAAACCAGCACTGAAGGCATCTCCAGGGTCTTCACTCAATAAATTAAATGATAATGTATATTCATTACCACTTAAATTAGGATAAGTATCATCCCATGAATATGTGATATTATTAACTTTAGGGGCACTGGAATATGTAGCAAAATTCTCATCACCACTCATACTAATATACGTAGAGTCACCAGAAACCACAATATCATTATATTGAACAATTAAGGCACCATCTGGGTCTTCAAATTTAATATCGGTAAAAGTATATTTCGGCGGAATTTTAGCTTCATGAGTAAATAATGGTGCTGCCGCTCTAATTCTTAATCTGGTATGTTCTGGTCTCACAAGAGGAGTAGTAACTTTACATTTATAACTAAATGTATCATCTGTATGAATAGATGATGGCTGAATGAATGTAGTAGAGTCTGCTATTAATGTAGAGACACCATTTTCTTTTATACCATCTCCAGAGAATACACCTTCGTCAATCGAACTATATAAATCAGAATGTGTACCACTGGAGGTCACGAAGTAACTATTAGAAATATCAGCAATAGGATATAATTTTTCAGCACACCTGTAGTCACCAAAATCACCAGCAAGTTTGTCGGTGTATGTAGCTTGTAATGAACCTGACCCATCAATGTGTTTGGATGGACCATGAGTAACAAATAATCCAGAATTAGGAATTGCACCAGAAGATAAAAAGTCTCCACTTGCTACAAGCACACCAGTTAATCTTGATTTAATACTAGTATCACCACTTGCAACGAGAGGATTATCTAATGTATGACCAAATCCCCTAACATATTCTGCTACAGGATTTGCATATTCTGTGATATGACAAACTTCAGCACTAAATCCATTATTCAATAATATTGATTGATTTCCAGGATGTGATACTAACTCAATGTCAATTACATAATATCTTGGTGGTATATATTCATTTACAGTGACTGTAAACGTGCGACTAAAGGTGAGATTATCTGAAGTGGTGCTGAGATCATTATCTAATCCCGCATCCTCAACTGTTACCGTAATTGTTACAGGTTGTCCGACAGGAGTAAATCTGTTTTGAATTGGTGTAAATTTTAGAGTGCCCGTTGTCTGTGCGGATGTATAAGCAATAACCGGATTTGGGATTATACTTGTATTACTACTGGTAGCTGTTACTTTTAATGGAGCACTTACACCATCGCCATCAGTAATTCCCGTTAAATTAACAGTTTGCTCAGGATCATTTTCCTCAATCGTGACATTAGAAATAGCATCTAATGTTGGAGGATTGTTAACATCAATTACTGTTATAGTAAATGTACGAGCTACTGTACCACCAGCACTATCTTGTACTGTCACAGTAATAGTAGCTGTGCCAGTTTGATCAGTTACAGGGGTAAAAGTCAAACTACCAGTTGTATTGTTTGAAGTGTATGTTACGGTTGGATTTGGAATTGTACCCGTAGCACTACTTACGGCTGTTACAGTTAAAGCTTGAGTATCATCATCACCATCAGTGATACCCGCAAGAGAAACTGTATGTGGACCAGAATTCTTCTCAATAGTTATGTCACCAATGGTATTTAATGTCGGTGGATCATTAACCGAATCAACCCCTACTGTAAATTCACGAGAAAATGTTTTGTTGTCAGTTGTTGTACTTAGATCATTATCTAACCCACCATCTGTAACCGTTACTGTAATTGTAGATTCACCACTTAATCCCGGAGCAGGAGTGAAAGTCAAACTTCCAAACACATTATCTGATGTGTATGTTACAGTTGGAGTCGGAATTAATGTGGGATTACTGCTAGAAACCGTAATCTGTAATGGTTGAGTTCCCGAATCACCATCACCAATTCCTGTTAAATTAACGGTTTGCTCAGGAGCATCCTCATCAATAGTGATATCATCAATAGCGTTTAATGTCGGAGGATTATCATTAAGAGCAACAGGATCTAAAGTATCTAATGTCTCTATATTAGAAAATGTTCGGACATTTGTTACATTATTGTTAATTCCAAGGTTATCTTTCCCCCAAGTGACGACCGAGCCGTCCCGTTTCAATGCTGTAAAATTACGTCTATTAGCGAAAACCCGTACAATATCTTTACTTAAATCTACTCCAGTATTATTTGTACCACCATAAGCTGAATCACCCCAAACGACAACTGATCCATCTGTTTTTAGTGCCGCAAATGCATAATCGGTCCTATAGACACGTTTAACACCACTACTCAAATCTGCACTTACACTATTACTATTAGATCCATTTGGTCTATTAGTTTCAGTACCCCAAGTAACAACCGAACCATCACTTTTTAATGCTGCAAAAGCCCATACATTATCATAAATCTGAATGACATTTGCCGTTGCTGGATTAGTAAGATCACTTTTTACATCATCCCAATCAGTGCCGCCATCCTCACCGCCGCTCCCCCAATGAACAACAGTTCCATCTTCTTTCAATGCAGCAAAACTATGCCACTGTGCAGAGATCCAAGTAACACCGCTGCTTAAATCTGCAGCTACAGCACCACTGTTTTCACCATAATTGCCTCCCCATGTGACGACCGAACCATCACTTTTCAACGCCGCAAATGCATTTCGGGTTGCAAAAATTTTAACAACATTGACTAATTCAGCTTGTACTCCAGAACTATCGTTACCAACTTGAGGGGCGGAACATCCCACGCATCCCCAGGTAATAACTTCACCAGTTGCTCTTAATGCAGCAAAAGCTCCTTTAGTACTGGAATCATAAGTTGAACAAATATCTATTATATCAGTAATACCGCTTAATTCAGATGCTCCATTTCCACCGGCACTACTGTCACCCCAAGTAACAACACTACCATTTGTTTTCAATGCTGCAAAAGCACCATAATTTGAAAAGATTTTTACAACACCACTACTTAAATCTACTCCAGTATTATTACTTCCACCCCTCGTTGCATCACCCCATACGACAACCGACCCGTTATCTTTCAACGCTGCAAAAGCACTGATTGTGGAGAAGATCTGAACAACCCCACTGCTCAACTGTGCAGCCACGCCGCTGCTGTCTCCGCCAGCCGTTGGATGCCCCCATGTGACGACCGAGCCGTCCTCTTTCAACGCTGCAAAGGCTATGTCGTTCGAGAAGACCTGGCTGACATTATCTAAACCGACAGGAGGAGCATCATCGGTTGACATGACTGACATGACGTTGACGACCGAACCATCTGTTCTCAACGCCATAAAGTTATTGGTATTGGTAAAATTCGAGCCATTCCTTGGTATTGGCACAGTAGAGGTCTGTATTTCACTACTAACAATACCATCACCAACAATCGTAGCTTCCGCAAACTGTTTAGCTGGAGTAATATCATATGTAGAAAGTTTATCAATATAAACTCCCACTATCTTAACTGGATTAATTACAGAGTCTTCTATAGTTGGAAGCGAAAGCACAACACTACTTACACCCGCTCCAAAAGTCACCGTACCAGTCTGAGAACCTGTATAATCAGTACCCGCTACCGCAGTTCCAAACATCCGATAACTTACATTCAATGAACTACTTGTGTCACCTGTTCTTGTAAATGTAAATTGTACTGGAGTACCAGCTTCAGTACCATTTTGAGTTGCCACAACCGAAACAACATCAGAGGGAACAACATTAGTAATCAACATATCCCAAGTTTGAGCGAGATTGCTTGGATTCCAACTTTCTTGAGTACTCGAAAGAGTTGTAGGATTACCAGCACTGTCAGTTGTAGCAAATGTTAACCTGAAATATTCCGTATTTTCAGATATAGAATCCTCAGCAAGAGTAATTACAATCTTCTCTGTTTTGACTCCATCTACTACAGATGTTTGACCAGCAAGAACACCTTCTACTACTTCATAAGTAGTACTACCTACAGTTACGGAGGCAATATCATCAAGTGTGAACCCTCCATTCCCAAGAATCGAATCATTTGGAGAGGCTGCAATTGTAAAATCAATAGTCGTACCAAGATCAATACCATTATGATACAACTCTATTTCAAAACTCTCACCTTCGGACTTTTCAAACTCTGGTTGATTAGGAGAATCTGATTTTTGATTATTGATTGTAATTTGACTGTAACCAGCTTCTGCTACTGATATTACAGCATATACTTCAGCAACTTTATATTCACGATTTTTGTTAGAAATATCTGGTGCCGTTATACCAACTTGAAAATCATTGAAATCACTATTTGACCAAACACCATCCCAACTTACAGAAACCACACTATAAGTACCGTTGTATGAAATATTTTGGCCCGTGTACCAAGAACCACCAATCTTTACATTAACAGAAGCATCTGGATTACCAGATATGCCGGCATCTTTATGTTTAACAAATACTTCAACGGAAACTAAAGTCTCGAATGTGAATGCTGGATTGTCAAAACTCCATATCTGCTCTACTAATTCATTGTCATCATCAGCCATAGCATAAGTAAGATCATTACTGTCAATGATCTTTGTATAGTCATACACATTCCACAATTGATTAACATTGCCATTTGGTCTTATTGTCTCATTAATAGCCATTTATATCCGCCCTAAACTTCTGAAACTGCTAAAATATTGTAAACATAAGAAAAACCATCAAATGAAACCGCAGTAAATTCATCCCCTTGTCTTGGGGGGAGATCTAAATCATTTGTGTTTATGAAAATACGATAAGTGGAATTAGGGTTATGAGAAGGAGAAAGATCTATAACATTAAATAATGGAGTTCCACCCTCGCAATTAATTATTGTAGTATGTAATTTTCCAATACTCAATGTATTATCGGAATATAAACGAATGTCCCCAACTAATTTACCCGTCATCATTGATCCAACACTCGTAGGATCTCCCGATGCAGCTTTAGTGCAAGAACAACTTAAGTGATGTGTGTAATTCATTTAATTTCTTATACTTTAGTAGTTAGATCCGACACTTTATTTAAGAGAGGTAAACGCACTAGGGGGAAGACTGTTGTTTTAATGTAGAAATACATCATTTGGAGTGTTTATTTGATGATTACCGTTATTATCATGTGTTAAATTTGGTATAAGTCTTTTAAGACTTTCAGCTAATACACCTGGTAAATAACTAAGTAAGTTATCACTAGGACCACTGCTAGCCGAATTAACATTAATCGTGCTCGTTATTTCGTTAGGACTTCCCTCTATAGCATCTGATAATATACTAAGTTGTTTGCTAGTGTCCTTAAGCTGTTCGGTCAAATTATCCGTAGCCTTAATATTCCTCTCTGTAACTTGATTTTGAGTATCATTAGCAGAATTAAGTTCTTTCTTTAATGTCTCTGCAAATGCATTATTTGCTTGATTTATTATCTGTATTGCAACCCCAAGATTACTAGCTTCCAACTCTGAACCAGTATTACCCAAAGCTCCCAATGTACGACCACTAGCCATCAATTCTCGTCTTAAAGAATTTTCTTCCGGAGTTGTACCAGAAAAGATCCTTGCCTGTTGCTGTGACAGACCGGCAGTTCTAGCAGCACTAAATAATTCAGTAGATGATGTACCCTGATCTTGTAAACTCTTTAGTCCAGCTCCTACAGCAGAGGCATCTAATGATCTAATTAAAGCCGTATTACCACTCTTTAATGCTGATGCCGCTGCCGACGCACTCTGTTTTTCAAAGAATTCTTCAGCATTACCAGACAACAACGCATCAATAGCACTTCGCTCAAGAGCATTTTTCTGTTTAATAATGTTCATTTCCTCTTGGATTAATTTAATCCTTTGTCGTGTAAACTCAATTAATGCATTATTTGCTTTTAATATTGCTGGACCTCTAGCTTCATCGACACTTAAACGACCACCACTATTAACCTTTTGATTTAACTGAGCATTTCGATCCACCAGTCTTCTACTAGCACCTATAATATTTCCTGTGCCAGTACCACCCAAACCACCAACACCAGCGTCTCTTAATCGCAGATTTGCTTGATTGCCTCTCGCACCTAATTTATCTTGGAAACTTAATCTTCTACCACCAGCCTGTTCTATAACTTTAGCACCCTCAAGTTGAAGATCAATAGCCTTACTTTGTGCTGATATTAATTTTTGTTCTTGTATCCGACGTTGAGCAGTTAACTTATTAATCAACTTTTCATGTTTAATAAATGCTTCACCCAACATCCGTAATGGTTTACCGGCTGCATTGGCCGCTTTAGCCAAACCCTCTACGACTTTAGACTCATCAATTGTACCATCGACTGATGTGGCTTGCTTAATAACAGACTCAAGAGAGCCATTAATAGTCTTGGTTAAATTAGCTCCTGCAGTACCTTTAAACTTGTTTTCTATTTCTCCAGTAATTGTTGTTACAATTTCTTCAATTTTACCTTTCTTATCTTGACCTCTAGTCAATTGTGCTCCAGCAATTTTTTCTGACAAACGAGCACTAAATTCAACAGCAGCACCCGATGAAGCAGCAGATCTATTAATCACATCTCTAGCCGACCCTTTAACACCAATGCGATCTAATCGGGAATTGATATCTCCTTCTATTCTATCTAAAGCCGCTTTACCATCATCGCTAGTACCAAAAGTAGTTGTACTTGTTTCTAAAGTCTTAAAGTCCGCTTCTAATGAACTACTACCCGGTTGGAATCTGGCTACTACATTTTCAGCAGCAGTACCTGCTCGTGCAGCAGCACCTCCAATTCTCGCAGCATCAAGATTAATCTTTATTAATTCTCTTTGGGCCGCAGCAACTTTAAATGCAGCAATGGCAGCTTCTTTATTAGCCTTCGTCATGTTTGCAGTTTGTTTTCGTAATTCTGCCATATTTTTAGCAGTTGGTCCAATAACCTCCGTCGCTAATCGTAATTCTTGTTTAGTAATCTCAGCTTCTGTTTTAGCCGCTAATGTCTCATCTTTTATATATTTTTGTGCATCTGATCTCGCTTTTGCTAATGCAGCATTAGTTTGCTGAATGGTAAGAGCAGCAGTACGTTGACCTTTTGAAAAACTTTCAAAATTTTTATCTAGCTCAGGTAACTTCCTAATGATAGCTGACGAAGCAGATTGTTCACGATCATTCTCAGGTGCTGACATGTAACCAACAATACCACCTCCAATCCCACCAACGAGGGCACCACCGATACCACCAAGCAAGGCACCACCAGCCGTTCCTGCTGGACCACCAATAAACGTCCCAATACCACCACCAATTTTAGCACCCAGTAAACCACCCCCTACAGCACCAGTACCAACACCAGTCAATACCGATCCCAATAGACCAAATTTTGCAGCCTCATCAGATTGTGCTGCTGCTTCATCTGCATCACCTTTTTCAATAGCAGCCTCAGCCGCTCTCTTAAATTTATTAACAACTACATCTGTGATAGCACTTAGAGCTTGAAATGCAACAAAAGCTCCACCAATAGCTGTACCTAAAGATTTTAATTTACTATCCTTTTGTAAAGTAGAAAGTAAAGCTTGAATCGCTACAGCAGTTGTAGCAACCTTAAGTAAACCATCAATCGAATCACCAAGTACATTACCAAATTCACCCAGACGTTTTCTAGATTGATCGGCAACTGTAGATAAAGTTCCAACAGCAAGACTCAATGCAAGTAATCTGTTAGTTGTTTTGTCTGTAGGATCTTCACTAGGACCAGTAGGTTTGGGAGTGGACATCCCAAATCCTGTACCTGGATGCCCCAAGCCATAAAAATGTCTACCCTGAGTGACACGACCACCAGCCTCAAAACCAACCATACCACCTTTGTTAAATCCAACAACACCCTTTTTATTCATTGTATTAAGGTTAGCAGAACCAATA